CTTGTAAGCCTTGGTCACCGCGTTCGCCTTGTAAGCCTTGGTCACCGCGTTCGCCTTGTAAGCCTTGGTCACCGCGTTCGCCTTGTAAGCCTTGGTCACCGCGTTCACCTTTTTCACCTCTTTGAGAAGCTTCTCCGTGAGGACCTTGTTCTCCACGTTCGCCTTGTAACCCTTGTTCTCCACGTTCGCCTTGATCACCTTTTTCACCTCTTTGAGAAGCTTCTCCGTGAGGACCTTGTTCTCCACGTTCGCCTTGTAGTCCTTGTAGTCCTTGTAGTCCTTGTAAGCCTTGTAAGCCTTGTAAGCCTTGTAAGCCTTGTAAGCCTTGTAAGCCTTGTAAGCCTTGTAAGCCTTGTAAGCCTTGTAAGCCTTGTTCTCCACGTTCGCCTTGTAACCCTTGTTCTCCACGTTCGCCTTGTAACCCTTGTTCTCCACGTTCGCCTTGATCACCTTGTAGTCCTTGTAGTCCTTGTAGTCCTTGTAGTCCTTGTAGTCCTTGTTCTCCACGTTCGCCTTGTAGTCCTTGTAGTCCTTGTTCTCCACGTTCGCCTTGTAGTCCTTGTAGTCCTTGTTCTCCACGTTCGCCTTGTGGTCCTGGTGGTCCTGGTGGTCCTGGTATTGGTTTTTGAGGATTTTCATCTATGATTCGTATTGGTTCAGGAAATTTTTGAATGACATTATCCTTGTTAATTATACCAATAATAGTATCGTATTGTTTGATAATACCTGATATATTAGAAAACATTGTGATTGGTGGAAGTTGTGTGGGTATTAATTCTTTATTAATAGTATTAATAATTTCTTGTTTTTCATCATCTTGTAATGTTTTTTTAATTGGTATAAAGTCATTTTGTATTGGGTTAAATAGAATATTAATATTTTCAGATTCTTGTAGTGGTTGACTTTTTACTATTTGTTTTTCTATAATTTTTTGATCTTTTTCTGAAATTTTATCTTGTTTTTGTACAATATCAGCTAATACATTAAATCCATCATGTACAACTGGTATTTTTCTTTTTGTGTGTATTGGTTTATATAAACGATGTTTTTTACCAAATTTATCTATATATCCTATAACTTTGTTGTTTTTATCTTTTATAAAAGCCCTAACGCTTCCATGTTTATATGTTTTAGGAATATTTATAAAATTAGATGAAGGGTGTACTATATCAGGATATAAACGTAATAATTTATTTAAACATTTATGAGCAGATCTTACATTATACAAACAAGGTTCTTTATCAACTTTAAAACGACGTTGTTTAAGATTTTCATATGTTTTTGCATTAGATCTAATTAATCTACCGGTTATAGGACTTATATAAAATTTCGGAGTAGATTTAGTCATTATATAATAATTATATATAAAAATAATTTAATTATTAAACTTTTAATCATCAATTAAACAAAGTACGACATTTTCTGGTTTAATTTTTTCAGATGGTATATCTGTAATCATTTCAACATCACCATCTTTTTGTAAATTAACGTCATCTTTATTGTTATTGTCATTGTTATTGTCATTTGTTTCAAATATGAATGATGAAATATCGTCTTCAATTTCGCAAGTTGTTCTATTGTATAGCTCAAAATACGATTTGCTTTTTATAAGATGTATTGATTGTTTATATTTTGTAAAATTTTCTTCACTTGCTTGTAAATGCATAATTGTGTTCCACGCATTTTTTATATCATCTTTTACATTTGCAAACCACGTTTTATTTCTTGCAACCCTTTGATTGTTATATTTTGAAATAAAATAATAAGTAGGAATTAAGCTAGGATCTTTGCTAATTAATTCGTTTTTCCAATCTATATATTGATCAGTTTCTACAATTGGAATTGGTGGATAAATAAACTTTGGATCAGGACCACTATTTGCAATTTGTAAAAGTATACCCTTTGCTGTTTTACCAACTGTCTGTTTTTCAATAAATTCTTGTTCTGAATCTATTTCCTCTATTTCACACTCAAAAAAATCGCAAAAATCAAGGTCTGTAGTCTCTAATTGTATCTGAGTCTGGACCCAATAGTGTATTGGTACTTCATTTTCATTTATTTTACGACTTTTAGGACACTTAATTTCCAACATAACTCCATCTGGGGTAATACCATCAGGACTTGCAGCTAGCCATTTTAAACGAGGATGTAGTAATAAACCAAATTCTATAACAACTGTATTGTTTAATTGACAATATAACCTATTTGCTACTTCTTCGTATTTTTTACCCCATAAAGTATAAATGGAGTCTTTAAAAACATTTTCTCCATAAAATGCCGAGCATTTTTTAATAATATAATCCTCTCGTGTTTCGTAATGGTTTAATCCTTCAGTGTCTTTATATTTGAATGTCTTGATACCAAATGCATTTGCATATTCTTCACAAGTACGTTTTGACTTGAATAAACAACTAGCAGCTTCACTTGCTGTTACACGAGTATGCCGAGCAGCATACCATTCTGGTGTCCTTTGTTCAGGTTGTGGTTTCTTTTGAAGTGTTTTTACCTTATTTCTAAAACGTTTTAGACGACGCTCGTCATCTACATTACTTTCCATAATAATGTATTACTTTGTATTATATTCAGTTTGTTTTTAAATAAAAATAATATTTTACGTTAAAAAATGTTAATTTAAAACTTTAATATTATTAAAAGTAGAATGAGCGAAGTTGAAAAAGTTAATTCTATTGATGAATTTTTAAATGAATACCAACAGTTGACATCTGTTTATAATAGTGCTCAGGAGATTTTAGCAAAAGAACAAAAGACGGATAATGAATTGTATATGAAATGTATAAAGTTGGCAGGTAAATGTATTAGATATTTAGATGACATTAATCCATTTGTTTCATATAGACATAAACCTGAAATTTGTACAACATATTATATCAGTGCTGAATTGTTAGTACGAACTGTTGGATTACATATGAATAGAAATGGGTTTGATGAAAAGGAGCGTAATACTTTATATATGGCAGTTGCTCATTTACGAAAGGTTCTTGCCTTAGATCCATTTAATAAACGTGCGATGGAGATGTTTAAGCTAGTGTTTTTATATTTAACAATTTTTAATCCAAATGCTGAAGAAAATTTAGTTCTTTTGAATCAAATTTTGGTAGTTGATCCGTGTGATTATCAGTTACATTACAACTTTGGGTTTATGTATCATAGGGCAAATAAATTGGATAGTAGTGTTTATCATTATAAATTGGCGATTGGGTTAATTGATTTAGTTATGCGAAGTGAAAAGGATGAATCTCAATTGTTAGTTTTAAGACAATTTAAGATTAAATGTTTAAATGGGTTAGGTAGTGTTTATTTTACTATTCAAGATAGAGAAACAGCAATGTATTATTTCCAATTGGCATATGAAATTGATCCTAATGATCCAGATGTTAATAATCAGATTGGTGTTGTTTATACTGAACTTCGATTTACAGACAAGGCAATTGAACATTATATGCGCGGTATTGAAAATTATAACCGAGCTCATATTTCAGTTGATAAAGAAATGTTGATTGCTAGTATGTATATGAATATGGGTTTAGCGAAATGTTATGAGTGTGATTTTATAGGTGCAATTGAGGGATATAACAAGGCATTAAAGTATAAACCTAGATTATCATTAGCATATCAAAATAAATTATTAGATAGTAATTACATTTCTCATTTAATTGAAGATCCAATGTATATTGCTAGAATTCACAAGGCAATTAATAAAATTTACCCAGTTGTAATAGATGATTACAAGGTATCTTGTCCTGATTATAAAGTTAAAACGGATATTGTTAAATGTAAATCAAAAGCTGATTTAATTAAACGTGGAACAAAGATTCACATTGGGTTTGTATCTGGTGATTTTATATGTCATCCAGTTAGTTATTTCTTACATAGTATATTAAGTCATATTAATTACGATTTATTTGACGTTACATGTTATTCACAAAAAGTTGTAAAATTAGAAGATATGTTTCCTAGATGTAAATGGGCTGTTGTTAAGAATATGTCAAATGAAGATTTTAAACGAAAGATTCAACAAGATCGAGTTGATATATTATTTGATATGTCAGCACATACAGGTGATAATAGATTGGATACATTTGTTTTAAAGCCTGCTCCTATTCAAATTAGTTATTGTGGTTATCCAAACTCTAGTGGTATTAAGTCGATGGATTATAGAATTACAGATAAATATTGTGATAGTGATAAAAGTCAAAAATATTATCAAGAGCAATTGGTATTTATGGATCGATCTTTTTTGGCATACACTCCAAGTATGGGTATCGATAACATACCAGCTATCGATGAAGAACAGTTGTGTCTTAAAAATGAATACGTTACATTCGGGTCATTTAATAGATTTAACAAGATTAACGAGATGGTGGTAAGTGTATGGGAAAAGATATTACAAAGGGCTCCAACTGCTAAATTTACAATTAAAACAAAGGAATTTTTAACACCAAAATTAAAACAAAAATTTTTGGATAGATTCAAGGATAAATCTGTATTAGATAGAGTGATCATTATGCCTTATTCAGATACTTATAGTGAACATTTGCCAGATTATAACAAAATGGATATTGCATTGGATACATTTCCTTATTCGGGAACTACTACAAGTTGTGAAAGTTTAATGATGGGTGTTCCTGTTCTAACACTTTTTGATAAAGTAAGACATTATCATTCTCAAAATGTTACAACTAGTTTAATGAAAAATTGTGGATTAGATGAATTTGTAACAGATTCACAAGAGGCATATATTGAACGGGCAGTTTGGTATGCAAATAATTATAAAACACTAAGTGGATTAAGAAAACGTGTTAGAGATGCTTTTGTTAATGGACCAGTATGTGATTATTCAGGATTTACTAACGAATTTGAAGATAAATTGATTAGTTTATATAAAAACCACAAGTGGTAAAAAAATACACGAATTAAATAAATAAATTAAAATATATATTTTATTTATTTATAGTATTAATATGTATAGTTTAATAAAATATCTTATCGGTTCTAAAAGTAAACCCCAAGAACTAGAAACACAATGCCCCATCCCCGAACCACCAAAACGAGCACAAGTAAAAAATTGCACGCGAAATACACGAACAAATACAGTTTATCTTGTAATTGAAAAGGAAACTCAAAATCCTTTAGGTATTTTTGATAGTCTTGAATTAGCAAAACAAAATGGACAAAAGATAACTCATTATAATTGTATAATTGTACCATTTCGAATAAATGATCCATGTAAATACTTGTTTACTCCAACATTTGAAGACCTTAATTATATTAAATTGTAATCTAAAAATTTCCCAGATGTACTCCATTTATAACCTGTTATCGTTAATTCGCCAGTATCAATTTTCTGATGACAACTTTTACACAGACTTACTAAATTAAAAGCATTATTTTTATGAAAGTGTTTACCATTAACAAAACCGTGATCATCGCAGTTTTTTTGTTCGTTAATATGATGTGTATCTAATGGTACTTCTCCTCGTTTTGGTTTGTGTTTACATACTTCACAATGATCTACTATTTTTTTTTTGTTATATCTACTTCTACCTTTATCTATAACATTTGTTGTATTTGACATTATATCATTTCTAATATCGAATGCTGTATCTATAAATTCACTATTTTGAATAATTGATTTGCAAACTTCTAATCCATATAAATCACTACCTGATCCTGGTTGTAAAGTTCTTTCGAAAACTATAGTACCATCTGGTTTTGTATCAACACTAATATGACACGTATTTATATATGTTTTATTAAGTTGTTGTACATTAACTAGATTATGCAAATGAGTTGTAAAGAAGAATTTTGTATTGGTTTTCATAAGATGTAACAAAGTAGTTGCTACTATAGCACAACTACTATTAACCTCTGTACCTCTACATAATTCGTCAGATAATACAAGAGTATTTGGTCCACTACAAGACAATATACGTTGCAATCCACACATTTCACTAGTAAAACTACTTTTATTTGCAAATAAATTATCACTTAAATCAACTTGGGAAATGACAGTGTCGAATGGTGTATAACTAAAACTCTTACAAGGAACATACAATCCAGATTGTGCTAAAACAATACAAATTCCCACAGATCTTAATAAGCTAGATTTACCACTACTATTTAGACCATATACTAACATTCCTCCACAAGTATCTGTTAATGATACATCATTTGGTATATATTCTGTATCGTTGTTTATTAATTCTATTATTGGATGTCTTAAAGCACTTGCTATAAAACTACTACTCTCACCATTTGATATAATTGGTTCACAATAGTTATTTTTACGTGCACACTTCACATTACTTATGGATACATCTAGTATTTCTATAAATTTTGATAATTTATCAAATAGCCAGTTGTATTTCTGATAATAATATTGTAATCGTTTTATATAATGAAGTTTTACACGTTTTACAAGTAAATCTCTTGTTGTAATTAGTTTATTCGATAATTTATTAGAATCATCAGTTGTAAATTTACACATATTACTTGTTTGTTTTGTTTCAAAATTGTGATCTTTACATTCCTTGGCTAATTTTTGATATCTAATTTTTGTACAAGTAAAAAAATATCCATCATTATCAGTAAACCCTAATTTTACAGTTTGATTAGATGATTTATTACCTCGTTCATTTACTATTATATTATCGTATGTTCCCCTTATTGTTTCTAAATCTTTATCTAGAGTTGTAATATCAGATTTGATTTTATCTAGTTCGGATATCACATTATCATTAAAAAAACTGACGAATTCTTCTCTAGGTGTATTTAAACCAATACGTCTCATATCAGTTAGATTAAATGCTGTGGTGTAATCTTGAATATATTCCAAAAAATCTTTTAAATCTTGTTCTGTTAGTAATAATTTTGATAAAACATCTCTCCCCCTTATAAAATCAAATAATTTGCTAATGTTTATATAACTCGTGTTTAATTTATCAAATTCGTATGGATGTAAGGCTTCTAAACCCATTTTTCTATGTAATCTATCAAAATCAATAGTTTGTAATAAAGATTTATCCAAGATTGTAAAATCGTCACCCCCTAATTTTTGTATACAATTACTCAAGTCATATCTAAATTGAATATCGTCAACTTTTAACAATGGTTTGGTTAGTAAACTTTTTAAATGTCGTTTACCGATTGCTGTATTTGTATAATTCACAACATCAAAAACACTTGTTATTTTATTATTGGTTATTGTTCTATTTGGTAGTATATTTAGCTGATGAATTGTATTTAATTCAAGTAATAAATTGTTACCACGATTTATAATATTAGGAAGTTTGAGATTATTTATGTATTTCAAATCGTGTTTAGCAATAAAATCTAATAAAAACATGAAATTTAATGCTGATAAATGTTTATCGTGTAAATCTAGATATTCTAATGGTTCTACTAAACCAAAGTCAATGTGTTTGTAAATTCTTTTAAAATATTCATTTTGATAGGATATTTTACTAATTTCCTTGTAATTATCAACTGATTGTATTTTATATGTGTAATTATCAAGGGATGATTGATCATCAAAATATTTTGTAAGAGTATTTGTGCATTTTTCGTAATAAGATGTATCACAAGCAGAATCTTTTATAAAAAATATTCTTATTTCCCTAGAGTTGTATCTAGATAAAATTTTCCCCATATCATCTAAGCAACTACGAAATTCAGTACTTTTGAATTCGCTTATATTTTCTGTAATATCTATAGTATTAGTTGTATTGTTAATACTACATACTGAATATATTAATACATTGTCTCGTTTTACATTTGGTTTTGATAAAACAATTTCTAATGTGATACCTAATAAAGTTGTTTCCGTATCATTAAATGTTTCGAAATCTGGTGATTTTAAACAAGGTGAGTGAACTGCAACAACCCCTCTCTTTACTAATTTACCTCGTTTTTCATTACTTAATTCTAATTGATCAACTATTACAACTGTATAGTTATTTTCTAACAGTGGTGTTAAATATTTTGGTAAATAAGCTATACCAAAACCACAAAAGTCCGGAAAGGTTCTAGTACTACCAAATTCTGATCTTTTAGATTTATTCTTATTTGAAAAATCACATCGAATTATTTCTGATATAATATCTGCATTTCCAATTGTTTCTTGCTCATTTTCTATTTTGTATACTTCATAAAAACTTCCACAAGCATAAAACACACAAGTTTTTTCCCCGTATTCTTGTACACTAGTTTTATAAATTTCAAAATATTCATCAATCATATCATGTGGCATTTTACCAAGTTATTATTTAATTTAACTTACCTTTAAATTAAATGAAATTTGATATAACTAAACAATTTTTATTATTTTAAAGATGGTGTTATTATATTGTTAACACTACTTGTGTTATTTGGTGAAGAATGAATAGCTACAATCTCCATATTTAAGTTTTCAATGTTTTCAACTACTATAACAGTGTATAATTTTTCTAAAAGAGTTGGAATTTGTATATAGAACTCCCCCTTATTTACTATTTTGTTTTTATTATTATCTAAAAATCTTAATTGAAACATATCTTTTGAAATTTCAAAAAGAATACACGTGCGATTACCATATATATCTAAACAAGGTTGATCAAAAATTGCATTTTTGTAATTGTCTTTGTAATTGTCGTTGTCATTGTCGTTGTCGTTGTCATTGTCATTGTCATTGTCATTGTCATTGTCATTGTTATTGTTGTTATTGTTGTTATTGTATTTTGATTCCCTTATAACTAAATTATTTTGTATTATATTTTTATTTTTATTTTTTTGGCGTTGTTTTGCCTGGTTATATTTTAGTGCCATATGTATATCAATACTATAGTCGGTATTGTTTTTTAAACTATATTGTACAGTTTCCATAAATAGTGTTAGTAAAATTATATATCAGTTTAAACAAATACATTTACTTTTTAATTTTAATAAATCCTATTTTTTTTTTATTTATCTATAATATAAATAATTATGGAATACATTCGTCAATCCACGCAATTTTTAGAGAATAGTTTAGCTTATCCATTGTCAAATCCATACATAATGGCAGTTTTGAAGATTTCACTTGCTTTGTATGGTGCTCAAATTGCACCAAAATCACCAAAATATATTGAAGATTTGTTTAAAAACACATTTGTTAAAATTTTATTGATCTTTTTGATCATTTATCTTAGTGAAAGAGATTTCCAATTAGCAATCTTGTTGGCTGTTATTTATGTTCTTGGTATGAATATTGCTTCAGGAAGAGGTGTATTTGAATCATTTTCTAATTATTCGTCAGAATACAAAGGATCTGGTGCTAAAATGTTGGAACCAAAAACTATGTTATATCCTGGTTGTAGTGATGTAACAATGGATGATTTGTATAAAATGTTTGAAGGAAACCAAACAAAAATGCAAAATTCTGTACAATATTCCTTTCAAGAACTTTTATTAAAATCAAAGACTAAGGACTCTAAGGAATTAGTAATGAAATTGGCTTATGCAGCTGGATTACCATATAATCTTTCATTTGATAAACCAGAAACTGCTCCATATATTGCTACTTTATTAGTTAATTATGGCTTTGAAATAAATGACAAATGTCAACCACCTAATTAATTTAAAAAAAAATGAAAATGTATAACAATATTTTCATTTCAAGTAGTTTTAGTAATATGTATGTGGGATATTGGAAATGTGGGTTTTTTTATAAAAAAGAAGAAATCGTGTATGTAGAAGAATTAAAAGAATATTTTATATGTATTTTAGAACACGTATCTGATGATGTAACCTTACCTTCAAAGGATGATTTATACTGGATTTATGTATCTTCTGTATTTTTATCACAACTTGGAGCTGTTAATTATTCTAGTATGTTAATTAAAAATGATAATAAAAAAACACCAAAAAAACAAAAACTAAAAATTAAAACATCAGATATTAAAAATAATGACAGTGATTCGGATCTTGGAATTAATACACAACCTACATCTAACGTTAATATGAGTGATTTTGATTTATATGACAATGACAATAAAGAAAATGACAATAAAGAAAATGACAATAAAGAAAATTACGAGACATTTGAGGCATTTGTAAAAAAATCTGATGAAAAAGATAAAGGAAAAAATATTAAGTCATATTCTGATCAAGAATGTCAAAATGTAAAAATGAATGATCTTAAAAGAAAATTAAGAATGATTGAACAAGATTTAGATGATCATAAAAAGAAAAAATATAAACAAGAAGATGAAATTACAAATTTAAAAGACAAATTATTATTAATGGATATTGATTTGGAGACAAAATCGTTTATTATGGATAAATATGAGAATACAAAAAAGCTATCTGGAAGTGATTATTCTAAAGGTATGAACTGGTTAAAAACAGTAAATAAAATACCATATGGAAAATACAAAAACATGGCTGTTAGTAAAAATGATTCTGTAGAAAAGATTAAAACGTTTTTTACAAATGTAAAAGAAAAATTAGATAAGAATATTTATGGTTTAGAAGATGTTAAACAAGAAATTTTAGAATTTGTTGCTAAAAAAATAGCTAATCCAGATAGTAAAGGACATGTCTTGGCATTATATGGTAGCGCAGGTCTTGGAAAGACGAAAATAATAAGATCTTTAGCAGATGCTTTAGAATTGCCCTTTTACCAAATTAATTTTGGAGGTCTTAATGATGTTGCAGTTTTAACTGGACACAGTGAAACATATGTTGGATCAAAGCCAGGAAAAGTTGTAGAAATTTTGTCAAATTCTGAATATATGAATCCTATTATATACATGGATGAAATTGATAAAATAGGAGAACACAAAGCAACAGAAATTTTTGGTGTATTAACTCATTTATTAGATGAAGAACAAAATAGTTCATTCCAAGATAATTATCTATCTAATATTAATATTGATTTATCAAAAGTGTTTTTTGTATTGTCCTTTAATGATATAACTAAAATTGATGAAATTGTTTCAGATAGATTAAAGGTTATATATATAAATCCACCAAGTTTAGAGGAAAAAGTTATCATATGTGAAAATAAAATGATTCCTGAGATTTTATCAAATGTTAATATTCAAGATTATAATGCAATTGTAATCGATAAAGAAATTATAGAGTATATAATTTCATCAAAAACTCAAAAGGAAAAAGGTGTTAGACAATTAAGAAAAAATATAGAAAAGATTATTAATAGATTAAATTATGATGTCCTAATACAGAATTTAGATAATTTGTGTATAGAAACTAACAGTGAAAATGAAAAAATTATTGTTATAACAAGATCATATATAAATGATGTTTTAAAACATAAAGAAGATGCTAGTTATCTAAGTATGTACACTTAGTACTCGTGTAAAATTCTTAGTACTTGTGTAAAATTCTTAGTATACTTTATTTATTTTCGTACAGCTAACATATAAACTGCTATAAAAATACATAAAACTCCTAGATAAGTATATCTTTGATCTCGTTCTAATATCATTGGGATATATATTCGCCAAGGCATATCAGCTGGTTTTAAGAACAAGTCATTAAAAAATCCTATAAAACTTGATGAAATGTTAGTATTAATATCACGTAATGGTAAATTAAATATACTTGATGTTTTATTTTTGTTATACTGTTCCTCTATAATAATATTTGCTTGTTTATCTATTTGTTCTAATTCCATTCGCTTTTGTTCATTTGGTATAAATGGATTTGTCGTTATATTACTACGTTCTTGTTGTAAAATTGGTACAGTATTTGATATGTTAGCAATCTGGTTAACTGACATTGTTAATATATATTAATAATAAAATTTTTGTTAATATCAAATATTATAATGCCGTAAATTTAAAATACACTGTTCTTTTATTCTTCTTCTTCTTCTTCTTCTATATTTTCCATTGTCACATTGTCGTCATCCTCACCATTGTCAATTTTTATAGAATGTAATTCTTGATAAGAATTTTGATATGACGTTGATGCTAAATTAGATGAGACATTATCAGGTGTATTTTGACCATTGTAAATATTGTCATTAAAATTATTAATTTGTAAACCATTTTGTTGATAATATTGCTGGGTTACTTGATTGTTTTGTAAAAAAGATTGAAAGTATGATAATTTATTAAAAACGTCTTTAATTGTTGTATTTATTTTTAAAACAAGAATATCTATTTGTGATGCTGTATTTGGATCATTTTGATATGTAAATTTTAGATTATCAATACCCTGTCTAGCATTTTCCAGTTCATTTAAAATTAAATTAATATTTTCACAATTTTTTATATATTCATCTGATTGAAAATAATTTTTGTTCATGTATTTAGAGTTAAGTATATGATGAAGAATATCAATTGATTCTGAAATGACACTGTTTATTTCAAAAATGGCTTGACGTCTAGAATCACTAGTCATAAATCTTTTTATCGATTGATAAAAAACATCATTTTCTAGAGATATTATGCCATCGTAACTTCTTGCAATTCTTCCATTTTTTTGAATTTTACTAATAATTTTAAGATTTATCAAAAGTTTATCTGGAATCATTCTTATTAATATAATATAATATAAGAAATTACTTTTTAAAAAATAATTAAACATAAAAAATAGAAAAGTCTTTTATTTTGTGTATACTGTATAGATATCCGCAAATTTAAAAATAAAAATTTATAAAAGTTATTATAATTTTGTAGTAAGGTGAAGTAAGATGCAAAGACCAAGTTGGGATGAATATTTTGTAAATATTGCAAAATTAACAAGTGAAAGAAGTAATTGTATAAAACGCAAAGTTGGATGTATTTTGGTGAAAGATAAACGTATTTTGTCATTGGGTTATAATGGTACACCAGTTGGTTCTTTAAATTGTTATGAAGGGGGTTGTAAAAGATGTTGTGATCAATATTACCAAAGACAAGACAATTCTGCTGGAAAAAATTTAGATTTATGTATGTGTTTACATGCTGAAGAAAATGCTATATTATTCAATACACGTGATGATTTGAACGGTTCTACAATGTATGTTACTTTAATACCTTGTATAAGCTGTGTTAAAAAAATTTTGCAATGTAGAATTGTTCGTGTAGTGTATGTTAACGATTACAATGTGATTTTAGATGAACAAAGTAAAACAATATTAAAAAATAACAATGTTAGTTTAGAAAAATTTATACCTGTTTAAAAAATTGAAAAATATGTACCCTATTAAGTTTTTAATAAGGTACAAATGGCTGAAGTAAAACAAAACGCCCACGACCAAGTATTTATAAAACAACATTTAGTAAATCAGATAGACAATATTAAAAATGATATTCAAAGTTTACTAGATAAAAAACGTAACTTGACAGATAAAACAGAAATATCTAATTGTATAGATCAAAAGCAAAAAAAAATGGCAATGTTAAAATGTTTAAATGATAAATTAAAAGATCTAAATAATAAAGAACGTATTGAAATTCAAAAACGAAATGAACTACGATATATTACTAGAGCAATTGACAATATACATTTTGGTGCTGCAAAGAAAAAAAATAATAGTTTAGCAATGGATAAAGCAAAACAAGCAAAAGCTGAACGTGATTCTACTAGGATAAAATTCAGGGAATATGAAAAAATGGAACAAAAGTATTTGGAATACGATTCTAAAAATGTTCCAGGATGTTTGTTTTTGCATAAAGATGTACTAAAATCTTATGGTTTATGTCCATATTTGGATATAGATTTAGAAAATCCGTTAGATAGTCTTGATGTAGAAAAAAACAGATTAGAATGGTTAGCAAGTATGGAGGATAAGGGATTGACTTATTTTTCTTTATGTAATAATTTACTTATGAAAGAGGAAGTCACAGAGTTGTTATTACAAAAAAAAACTTTAGAAAATGATATACTTGATTATATAATTAGTTTATTAACACCTTCACAATTCGAATATTATAATAATTCAGATCTTTTTATACAAGAATATAATTCGTGCAATGTCAAAACAAAACGTTTAAAAGAACGTTTTAGGACTATGATAAATTGGTTATCAATTTTATATTCTGAAACAGATATAGAATTTCATAAATATTTATCTAATCGATATAACTTGCAAGTTGTTGTAAATATAATAGAATCAAAAGATACTACAAAACAATTTACAAATATGGAAAAACTACAAAGATCAATTTCAGTTGAACGATTTACAAATTATTTAGAAAAATATTCAGAAACAAATGACCTAATAGATAAAAAGCAAAAATTCTGTATGAATACGTTAAAAAATCTAAAGCTGGATTTTTATTCATATTTAACGGATAGACAAAATTTTTTAAATAGGCAAGATATTCCAAGTATTAAACGATTAAAAATATCACAAGAAGGCAAATATTATAAAAAATGGTCTCAGTTGACAGATGATGAAAGATTTGAGCGTTTTAAATCATTTTCAGTATATTACATTGATAAAAATTTAATAGATGCAAAATTACTAGATAAAGGTTTAAGAGATGTGAAAATTAATGAATTGGAAAAATTATTAACAGAATCTTTTCGAATAAAACAATTAGTGTATAAGAATATTACATGGAATATTAAACTTGGTTTTATAGAAGTTATTAAAATACTTAAATATAACGATGATAATACATTTTCGTTATTAAAAAACAAAACACAACAAGAATGCAATACAACTTCAACAAATGTTAATACAAATTCGACAGATACTAATTCTACGAATATATATGGTCAACCAATTTCAAATAAGAAAAAAGTTTCATCAAGAACTATTATAACAAAAGAATCTGAAAAAATTATAAATGAAGAATTGCTTTATTTTATCTTAAAAAGAGTTAATAATGGTACAGTTGAAGTTACAAAAGAAGATAAAGAAAAGTTTGCAGAAAGAATTAAAATGAAATTAAAAATCAAAAAAATAACAGTAAATGATAAAATAAAAATTTTTGAAAAATACGATGAGATTTTTGATGTTGTTGTAAACAATAAATAATCAGAGTATCTTATTAGTTTAAATTTAGAAAATAAAACCCATAATAATTATAAGTATTTATTATGGGAGCAATTTGGTTAATATTTTATAATATGAAAAATCCTCCTATAAACATTGATGTTTCAAAATCATTTATGAAAATGAAATCAAGAGGAGAAGATGATACGCAAATGGGTATTGAAACGACACAAGCTATAACAAACATGAATAAGGCTCAAATATCTAATTATCTTAGTAAACGAGAAATTACAGAATATAGACCTATTGTATTTCAATATGGTTATCATAGGATGAGTGTAAATGATGCATCTTTAGATGGTTCCCAACCATTTGAGGATCCGATTTCACATAAGTTAATAAGGTATCCAGATTTAAGAACAAGATTGAAAAGAAAATTATTATGCAATGGTGAAATATATAATTATAGCAGTTTAGTTTCAGATAACAAATTTACTGATAAAGATTTACAATCATCAAGTGATGTTGAAGTAATTTTGCCATTATACATTAAAAATGTTGAACAATGTGGTGATTCTACTATGGGTTTGAAAAGATGTCTTGAACAATTGAATGGAGATTATAGTTTTGTGATAATGGAAAATACATCAAGTTTTATTTTAAAGGATATTAATATTTTTGTTGCAAGAGATTGTTTTGGTACAAAACCAATGTATATGGTAAAGTATGTTCCTACAAAACCAGAAAGTAATAAAAATGATATGTTTTATATGTTTGTTAGTGAAATTAAGGGTATTCCGTTACATATATTAAATGATTCGGAGTATATTATAACAGAGGTTCCACCTGGGTCTTTTTGGTCATATCAAAATTCTATAGTTGATAAATCAACAGAAGAGTTTATAAAATTTTATGATTTTAACATGTACAAAACTTTGGATAATTGTACTATAAATACAGCTGATCCAGAGACTATATCAAAATTATATAGTAGTATAAATGGTATTATTAAAAGTAGTATTATAGATCGATATACATTATCTGAACAAAACGTTGGCTTATTGTTATCTGGTGGGTTTGATAGTTGTATTATGTTAAGTATTTTGGTAAATTATCTTGTAAGTGAATATAATTACAATAAACCATTAGAAGTTTTTACTATTGGAGATCCGGATAATTCCGATGTAATAAATGCAAGTTTTCACGTAGAATATTTAGAAGAGCATTATGGTATAGATATTCATCATCATATAGTGCAAATTAATGATATGAATTTAGTAAAAACAGAAATTACAAATGTAATTTTACAATTGGAAACATATGATAATGTCACAATTCAAAAAGCAATACCGATGTCATTTTTATTAAAGTATATTAAACAATATACTGATGTAAAAGTATTGTTGAGTGGCGAGGGGTTAGATGAATTATGTGGCTATTATGAATTATTTGGATTATCAGATAGTGATTTTCAAAAACAAAGTGTTCGTTTATTAGAAAATTTAAACAAATATGACTTATTAAGAGCAGATAAATTGGCGGGGTCATATGGATTAGAGATAAGGCATCCTTTTTTAGATTTGAAATTTGTGGAATATGTTTTATCAATTCACCCCATGTTAAAAAGACCTCAAATGTCTGGATATTCAGAAAATCCTGTAGAAAAGTATATTATTAGAATGGCATTTGATACAGATAGTTCAATACATATAGACAAACGAATTTTATGGGGTCATCGTCAAGATGTTAGATATAGTTTTAATAATATAGTAGAATATTTACAACAATTTTTTGATGAAATGTATACTGATTTAGATTTTTCTGGATATGTAGATAGTTTAAATATAAGTCCAGAATTTTCAAATTTAATACCTGATACTAAAGAAGAAATGCATTATAAGAAAATATTTGACACTTATTATCCGTGTACATCAAATGTATTGCAATTATATTGGAATCTTTTGTGGAAAAATGATGAATAAATGTAATTAAGTTATATTGACATACATATTTTTAATTAGTTAATTAGTTAATTAGTTAATTATTAATTTAGTAAACTTTTTTTACAAGATAATAATAGTGATAAGACACATGGATCTAATTGTTATAGCAGCTTGTCTGGTGATTGTTATTTTGTTTGCAGTTATGTTATATTATATAACAGAAACATTTTCATGTAAAAAAAGTTATGTAGAATTAGAGAAAAAGTATGAAGATGATACCAAACCTATAAAAATACAAATTTCAGATTTGAAAACAAAAGTTTTTGATTTGGAAAATGAAAGAAAAAATTTACAAGTTTCATTAACTCAACAAGAAGAACGTGGCAAATTATTGGGTAAAAATGTTTTTGGGAAATTTACAAATGGAGAAATTGTTAACAATGAGGGAAAATGTGTATCTATAGCAGATTCTACAAAGGGAGATTTAACATTTTTGCAACTGAAAAATACAATAAAATGCAATCCTATATTTTCATATGAACCAAATTATAAACAAATAAGTGTTAAAGTAGGTACATCTACAAAATGTATAGATGCTTTTAATGAAAATGAAATAGTTTTAAATGATTGTATAAAAAATTCACAAAAACAAAAATTTGACTATTTTCCATTATTTAATGGAAAATTAAAGTCGCAATTGTATTCAAAATGTTTAGCATATGATAAAGAAAGTAATATATTACAACTTAAACAATGTGATGTAGATGAAACTGTTGTTGTAAAAGATTCCGATAAATATTTATATTTGGGAAATGAGTAAACGTTTAAAAACTCGTCTTTTTATATTTGTTAATATATAAATGGATAAATTAACAGATATACTTACTACTTTTTTTGTAAATTCTAATTCTAATACCAAGCATAAATCAAAAGTTAAAAGTTCAGAAAGTTCGTCATCTGAAAGTTCAGAAAGTTCGTCATCTGAAAGTTCAGAAAGTTCGTCATCTGAAAGTTCAGAAAGTTCGTCATCAGAAAGTTCAGAAAGTTCAACCAAAAAACCTGAAGAAAAACAATCTGGTATTTACAGTGATTTAAGTTCATTGAATGAAAATACAGTACAAATACCAAAAGAACAAAATGAAAAAATGTTAGAAGAAATTCCACAAGAAATTCCACAAGAAATTCCACAAGAAACTTCACAAGAAATCCAAGAAGAAACTTCACAAGAAATCCCAGAAGAAATTCCACAAGAAATCCAAGAAGAAATTGGTTTAAAAAAATACATATTAAAGCCTAGCCAATTTTATAAAAAAAATATTAGTATTGTTACAGATGGTATTGAAGGTGGTATTGAGATTCTAAGTGATTTATTGTACAAATTAAGTTTAATTAGAGATGTGGATAAAATTTATGATAATACTATACATATTGTGTCAGATATAGATAACAAAAAGTTGTATAAACAAATGTTGTTAGACAACCCTTATTTATATTTTACTAATTTTGATGTAAAACATGTATTAACTAAACGAAATATAGTAGAATCAATATCGGATAAAAGATCTATTTACATCTTTGATAATATTATGGTAAATAAATATAAAGATTTAGTAAATTCTATTATTGATAAAAATGTTCACATTTTAGTATTAAGTAATCATGAAGATAAAACTGGATTTGATACACATTCTTGTTTAGGAGGTGAAAAAATTTTATTATATAAACCAAATAAATTAAAAATGATACACAAGAAATTTTATAGATATTATGTTAAACCATTGTCACTTTTTGCAGATTTTGATACATATTATATCACTGTAAATGATGAAAACTTAGACTTAAAGTATATTATAATCAAAGATGATGAATTAAAATACAATTGATAAACTTTATATAATTAATTATTAAATAAATAATTAATTTAATTGATTGGTTGATTACATATCTGCCCATGAAATTTGTTGATTTGGTGATAAATTTAAATTTTCAAAGTTTGTTGTAGTAGTAGTAGTATCATTGTGTACTTTCTTATTAAATACAAGTTTTAAAATACCATTTTCTAGATTTAAATGATTGTTAAATTGTTCTACAGTTCCTGGTAGTTTAATTCGTCTTGTAAAATCATTGAATTTAGATTCTTTATAAATAATATGATCAGTTTCCAATAACTCATCTGAAATTTTACTACCAGAAATTAAAACAATGTGATCTTCTTTAATTTTTACAGAAATAGATGATTTCTCAATACCTGGTAATTCAATTCTTACTAAATAACAAGAATCTCTTTCAATCAAATCTACCTTTGGACTGTGGATTCGTCTTTGAAGGTTCTTAATTTCTTGTTCTTGATGGGAAATATTTGTAGAATTTTTAGAATGTTTGTATTGTACTTTTTTAAACCCGTCATTTTCTTGAAAGGACATTGTAATTATTGATAATATATCTATGCTTTTACTTTTAAATCAATTTTTTTTATAAATACATTCTTAACAGAATTTCCATCTATGTCCGCATTTCCAACAATAAACTTTTTTGGTAGTAGGTTCATCAGCTGATCTAGTTTGTACTTCTGTATATTCTGTTTTAAAAGAACCACATTTACATTTAAATGCTCCATCTGGTCTATCTTCTAATTTGGGTTGTGGTATATAAATAGGATCATAATCTTTAGAAGAAGTAATTTCTTCCAACTTCTGTTTCCATTTTTCAGGAAATAGTTTATCTGGAGAAAACAAGCACATTTCAAATTCATTAAACTCTTTTTGTAATAATTTTTTTAATAAACCAGTATTTTGAATATTCCCATTCGGATTTAAATTATCATATATAATAGCACATTTGTTTATATAAATATTGTTAAACACGTCATTCCAAGTTTCACGTGGTGTTTTTTTAAAATATAAACCTAATGCTCTATTAAATATACCACGTTCTATATTCAAAGCTATTTTTTGAATATCTTCATCTGTATAATGATAATCTTTTTTATCAATGTGTGATAATAGTAAATTTAAAAATTTTTCGTATATCTTTTTTCTTTGAGGATGATTAGGTATAGCTTTTTCCAATAACATATGTTAGTTTATTGTAATTTATATAAAAATTTCAACTTTTTTATTTCTATATATATAGTATATAATGTCTAGATTAGCTTCACCATCATTTTCAATATCTGATATACCTAGCATTCCAACGTCAGATGAACTTAAAAAATACGTTAATGAAAATATAGAAGAATTATCGTTTGATGATATATCATCTGAAAAATCTTACGGATCATCTCATTCTTCTTATTTTAAAAAAAGTCCCAAATATTCGCCAAAGCCCAAGTCAGTTAAACGTAAGTCGGTTAAACGTAAGTCGGTTAAACGTAAGTCGGTTAAACGTAAGTCGGTTAAACGCGAGTCAAAAAAAACTAAAAGCAAACGGAAGTCAGTTAAACGGAAGTCAGTTAAACGGAAGTCAGTTAAACGGAAGTCAAAAAAAACTAAAAGCAAACGTAAGTCAGTTAAACGTAAGTCAAAAAAGACTAAAGGCAAACGTAAGTCAGTTAAACGTAAGTCAAAAAAGACTAAAAGCAAACGTAAGTCAGTTAAACGTAAGTCAGTTAAACGTAAGTCAGTTAAACGTAAGTCAAAAAAGACTAAAAGCAAACGTAAGTCAGTTAAACGGAAGTCAGTTAAGCGTAAGTCAAAAAAGACTAAAAGCAAACGTAAGTCAGTTAAACGGAAGTCAGTTAAGCGTAAGTCAGTTAAGCGTAAGTCAAAAAAGAATAAAAGCAAACGTAAGTCAGTTAAACGGAAATCAAAAAAGACTAAAAGCAAACGTAAGTCAGTTAAGCGGAAATCAAAAAAGACTAAAAGCAAACGTAAGTCAGTTAAGCGGAAATCAAAAAAGACTAAAAGCAAACGTAAGTCAGTTAAGCGGAAATCAAAAAAGACTAAAAGCAAACGCAAGTCAAAAAAGACTAAAAGCAAGCGTAAATCTAAAAAATAAAAAAGTAAACAAATATAGAAATTGTTTTAATATAATTTTAACAGAAAAATTATATTAAAACAAAAAATTATTTTATTTTGGTATAATATAATATAATATGGATTACGTTAAACTATTCGATGATACTTTGAATGAGAGATTATCTCAATTTGTTCGCAAACCAACTTTAGTTCGTGGTATTGTTCACTTATTATTGATTCTTTATGCTGCCCGTTTGGCACCAACTCTACCAAGACAAGTTATGTTATTGTTTGAAAATCAATACTTTAAATTGTTTATATTTTCATTGATTTTATGGACAGCTCAATTTAGTCCTTCAACTTCCATTTTGATTGCAGTTTCTTTCATGGTTACTGTTAATTATTCTACTCAAAGACCTTTATGGGAAATGCTTGAAAATACTGAAGTTGCTATACAGGAATCTACACCAGAAGCTCCTAGTAAAGACGTAGCTATTGCGTCAAGTGCTGCTGTTGTTAATGCTCAAGTTGAAAATACACCAGTTATTGTAGCTGTTTCTCAAAAGGAAGAAACAATTGTTGTTCAACCAAAAATTGTAGATACACCAGAAGGACCAGTTGTCATTAATCCAACTATTGTTATTGCTCCTATTGTAGTTGAAACTCCATCTGGAGAAAAAATTATTGTCAAACCTGATGTATCTACTGTACAAGTAGATGAAAAAGCTGCTGCAGCTGTAATTTCTGCACAGGTTGAACAAGCTCCTCAAGTATTCCCTGAACCAGTTTTTGAAGAAGCTCAAGCTCAAGCTCCAGTTCCAGCTCCAGCTCCAGCTCCAGCCCCAGCTCCAGTTCAACCAAAAGAACAACAATCTGAACCTGCAGGATGTTATTCAATTAGACGTTATGATATGGCAAAAGTATCACCTCAATCTATTAATGATTACTATGGATCTTGGTCAGCTTAAAAAAAATATTCTAATATTTATTTAAAAAATTTTAGAATAATGTTAATCTTCTATAACACAATGCTTTAATAATTGTTGTGTTTTACTTGTTTCATCTACGTCTTCATTTTCTTGAATTTGACCTGTTGTTTTGGTTTGTTTTATACACGATACTTTTATATCATCTATTTCGTATTCATCTAAATTAATTTGAGTATAAACAGTCTTAGCATTTGTAAAATGTTGTTTATAAAATGTTCGCCTTTGAGCTGATTGATTTTTATATACAGAAAAATTATCATGTAAATCAACAATCAAAGGATTTTTATCAGTATGATCCTTTCGAAATATTCTTCCTACAATTTGTTCCAACTTTCCACTTTCAGCCTTTATAGAATTTTTTAAATGTCCAATAAACTTTTTAGGGGTAATCAAAATTAATGTATCTAAATCTTTTTCCGATACACCTTCACCAAATGCACTAAAAGTTGCAAAAATAACTTGACTTGCCCTACTTAGTTGTAAATCTTTTTGCTTCATTTGACCTAAAAATAATCCGTATGTAAAATCAACCGATAAATCTTTATCAAAATCAGTTTTTAAATTTTTCAAATGATCACGTCTATCACTAAGAACTAATACTTTTCTGTTGTCAGTTCTAACCAAATCTTTAATTAATTCAAGTATTAAACGGTTTCTTTTAGACATAGTAATTAATTCTGTCAACATTGATGTAAATTGTATTTGTTTTTGTCCAGTAAAACGATTGACTACTGATATTTCATTATATTCTGAACTATCTATTTTAACAAATTTTAAAAAGGGTGGTAATCCAGATCTTTTAACATCCGATTCGTGTACTATATCACCTATATGATATTTAAAAACATATTCGCAACCATCACTTCTTTTTGGTGTAGCAGAAAGACCTATTGTATATCGACAACATAGTTTACCAAGAACTTGTGAAAACACTCTACTACTAGTGTTGTGAATTTCATCTACTATTAATAATTGAAAGTCTTCAAATAAACTATCAGGATATTCAACTCTAGCTAAACTTTGCAACATTGCTATTACAACATCTGCTCCTTCTACTGATACATTCTTTTGTCCTTGAATAAATCCAACCGTAATACCAGGAATAAATCGTTTCAATTCAGATTCCCACTGACGCATTAATGGTATTTTGTTTACTACAACTATTGTTTTGACTCGAAGTTTTGATATAATATTTACTGACATTAACGTTTTTCCCACACCTGTTGCAGCTTTTAATATACCTCCACCTAATGTTTTACATGCATTTAAAAGACTATTAACTGGTTCAATTTGATTAGGAAATAAATTTCCAGTAAATTGTAAATCATCACCATTACCATTACTAGATTGCCAATCTTTTCCTATATAATTTGGTATATATCTTTTTGGATCACCGTATCTTCTGATCCCATACATTTTTGGTAAATACAATTTGTTTTTAGTTTCTGTGTAAATTGGATAACTTGAATCTTCATTGTTGTATGTAGCGTACTTTTCATCTTGTAATGGTATTGCTCTTAAATGTGTTTTAAGATGCTTTATCTCATCAGATGTTAAAGATTCTTTTTTAACAACATAACCACGTTTTGATAAATAAGACCCATCTGGTATAGGTATTAAAGCTTTTCCTGTAGAACTATCTGAATTCATATATAAAATCTGAGTTTTTTATTTAATTCAATTTAATTCAATTTAAGTTAGGGTTGCGTGATAACCGACTACACCATTTCAATTCCAATTTGGCAATGGTCCCTTTATAAATGGTGGTGTAAAAGTATAATCTAATGTTATTTCATTTCCTAAATCTATATTTTTTATAGAGTGGACATCATATGTTTTATCAACAGAGTTGTAAATTAATTGTGCAGTGGGAGACCAGCTGTGATTTATTTTTGAACCAAAAACTGTAACCTGTTTATTACTATCTATTGCTACATCAATGTATTCGTTTGGAGTTAATGCAATTTTTGAGAAAACACCGATTCCATGAATACTCGATTTTGAAATGATCCAATTCATATATATTATATGAATTATTTTAAACATATAATATTTTTATTTTATTTAGCTAATTAATTTTACAATTCTATATAGTCAATTTCTATTAAGCATTCTTTTTCGTGACATTTTGTATTAAACGTTTCTTGTTTTTTATTAAATAGTTCCAATGTTTTAGAGAAGTAATAAGTTAAATTCATATTTGGATAAAAACAAGTTCCGTGTTTGTCCCATTCGTGTTTCCATAAACCAATTGACTCACTATAACAACTTTTCCAATTTGTATCTAAATTTTCACGTAATTCTTTTAATTCTTCTAATTGAAACGGAATATTATTACAAAATTGTGGATAACTTCTATTGTAATAATCTATCCAAAGGCCATGAATTGTATAATCATTTTTTTTATTACATTTTTGAATTGCTAAAAAATATGTATAATAAGGAATTAGTGAAGTTAAATTCATTAGTAGGTTTTATTATTAAAGTTTATCCATAATAAAATTTAAAATTTTTAACGTCTTGGCTTTGTTTTTTTAGGCCTTGACTTTGATTTTGTTTTTTATTGTTAATTTTTTTAATTATCTGTAATACCACGTCTACTAGATACTTGAAACCCATCTGTAATATCAATCGTTTCTGTTATTTGTAAAGTAAACGAGTAATCCAAATCATTGAATTCGTATTCTGTACCGTCATAATTAAGAATTGAAAACTCTAGATCATTCAATTGATTAAGTGGTGTTGTATCAAAAATTTTAGGATTACTAAGATAAGAGAAAACCATACTACCAGGTGATTGATCTAAACTAATTCTTGCAAAAACATTTTTAACTTTGCCTGTATTCATCATTGTTGCTAATTGTGGACAGCACAAGAAGGCATAATTTTCACCTTGCAAATTTATGGATCTATTAAGTAAACTATTTTTAGTATTTGTTTGTGCGCCATTAAAACCATGTAATAAACTACTAATGTATACATTATTACCTCCACCTTTTTCATCGGCTAATGCTTTATCAAATGTATTGTAGAATGTAAATGTATCTTTATCTAAAATATCTCGTACTGTAAAAGATCTACTGTTTATATTATTAGGATTAATACCACCAACCATTTTAGATCCGTATATATAAAAATTTTGATGAAAAGTAGTAGTACCACTATTACCAGACGAAGTAATAGGAAAACTATAGGGTATAGTAAATGTGTCAGATGTTTTAACTGTAATATTATAACCACCGTTTATTACTGGTGTTGAATTTGTCTCAGCTAACCTAACCATATCTCCAGATGAATAATTGTGAGCTAATTGTGTTTGTACTAATAATAAATTACCATACGTTTGTCCAGTAGGAAATCCTGTTGTATTTTGTATACTTATTATTTTGTTAAATCCATGATCAGGAAAACTAACTGTGGTAAGTCCAGTTTGTATATTGACAGTACCTTTATTAATAGTATCTTGTATATAAGAAACTATTGGTTTATTAATAACTATTGTATTATTATTTGGAACAGCTGATATAGTTTGAGAATTATTGGATAAATTAGGATTAGATTGAAAGTTTGAAAAATAAATACTGTCTCCTACTTCTAGGTTATGAGAAGGACATGTAAATGTAGTAGTAGAACTACCTTTTACAACATCTGTTATAACTACTGTATGTGATGTTAATGGATTATTTAATGGAATATAACCATCTAAACCAGCTGATCTAATAATTCCACCAGGTGGACTCGATCCACCAGAAGGCAAAGATCCAGGTATTATAAAACTAGTAGTGTCAAATGAATTTACAATAGTATAAGATTCATCTAATGTTGGTGTTGAAGTGGTCTCATATAATGTTACTTGGCTACCTATAGAGTAGTTGTGATTTGTAAATGTAGTTATTAAAATAGTATTTGACGCTGTATTAAATATAGATTGAATGTTATAAGTATTTGTACCAAGTGTCATTTGGCCTGTATCATAACTTTCTATTACAAGTTGACTGTCTAATAATATATTAAAACTCGTAGTTGAAATGATTTGAGTAATTCTCTTATTACCATTAACAGATGGTGTTGTACCAGAAGCTGTTAAAGTACAAGTTAAACCCAAGTTTGCAGATGTCAAATTATGAGGTGTTTTTGTTGTAATAGTTGCTTGATACAAGTTGTTAATAGATTTAATAAATGTTTTTATCAAATCAGAACTATTCTCAAGTGGAAATCCTATATTTTGACAAACGGTAGCAGATTTTTCACCAAACAAAAACTTAAAGGGAGCAATTCTACCAGTTTTAACAGTGTTACCACCACCTTGAAGTGTTTCTGCAGCTTTTACATTAACTTCAAATTGAAAAGAATTATTATTAATTACTGTAATTTTATGTGCTGTATTAAAAGTTGTAGATGGTATACCTGCTAATGTTTTAATACCTTGCAAATAAACAATTTCACCATTCGTATACCCGTGGTCTGTTAAATTGACTAATATTACTGATGTATTTTCAGAAGTTTGAATTGAATTATTTGATAATTGTTTTAAAATAAGTGATGTGAATGTGACAATATCAGTATCAATATCCAATGTTACTATAAAATAATGATAATCACCTACTCTATCTTTTCGTTTAACTGTTGCTAATTTGGATGTCATTTCGTTTTGTAAACTAGTAGAAATATAACTTCCTATACGTAATTGTACAGTATATTCAGGGTATGTATTCGTAATTGCATTAATTTTATTTAGTGATATATCTTCTTCATTTGTCCAGTATATATTATGATTATTTGCATTTATAACAGCATTTGTATTTGGGAATTCAACACTTGCTAAACGAATACTTTTAACATTGTAAAAAGATCTTCCTAAAAAAACATTAAAATTACTTGGTTTTAAATAAGACACTTTATCTCTATCACGAGAATCTATACTTACATAAGTAATAATATCCCTAGTACGTCTCCCAGGTAATGTTTGGTTTATTGATCCAGGTATACTTTTTATACTATCCTTTGAATTTTTAACAAAACGATTAGTATTTACCATATTGTTCTCATCTGTATCTTCTTCTAAATGAACACTTCTAATAGACATCCTTTCAATACTTTCTCTTAAACGTCTATCCTCATTAATACTACGTTCCCTTTCATAATACTTTCTAAATTCACTAGAATTTTCTGATAAAACTTCTGACTGTAATTCTGGTGATTGTAAAAATGTATTTGTAAATAGGAGGTCGTTTTCATCACTTTCCATTACTAAATTACTATTTATTAATAAATTATTATTTATTAATATACGTATTTGTATGACAACTAGATTAATATGTACCAATCTCGTGTATTACCTTACTTTTTATCTGATTTAAGAGAATCAATTAACAATAAAATAAACAATCCAAAAATAATATATGATGCTAATTCCATCATTTCTTCATTTCTAAATCTATCATTATCTATTCCTAATTGTTTAATTGCTATTGCTTTACATTTACTACATTCTAAAACGTGTTTGATATATTGATCACAATCACCATCTACCGATTCATTTTTTGAAATTTGAGTTTTTGGTTTTTCTTCTTCAAATTGTTCAATGCTTTTAGATTCTATGGTTACATTGTGTTGTCTTGTATTTTGTTTTTGAATTGCTTTTATAGGTAAATTATAATAAGACAAATTATTTTGACTCTCTGGTTTATATAAAGATACGTTTGCATATTCATTAAATACATTAGACATTGCTTCAATTTTAGAATCTGGCTTTGCAACCACCTGTTCTAATTCAACCTTTGGATGTTTATAATTTGGCTTAGAACGTTCCAAATTCTCTGGTTCTGGTAAACCTAAACTTGTATCTGTGTATAATGTATTTATGTTGTTATATAATGTCTCATCGTATACTTTATTTGAATCTTTAAAGTTTGGGAAAACACTTTTAATATATGAATAACTCATACCCTTCTTATTATTATATGTGAAAATAATTTTCAGAATTTGCAATTTATTTACTAATTTTATCAATACGTAAAAAATTTTTTCCCTATATAATATTAAAACAATTAGGATAATATGAAACAATTCGTTACACAATTAATCAAAGGAATAGTTTTATCATTACTTTATTTACAAATAACAAAAGCTAACGATACTACAATGGAAAACATAACTTTATTTGTTTCATTTTATTTAGCAATGATTTATGGTGCAACTATAACAGGAATAGATGAAAATGTTATTACTAGTGCATTTTTAACAAAAACAGTGTTTAGTCTAGTAGATGAAAGAATTAAAAAGAAACCAGATAATGATAAATAATTAAAATTAATATAACTTTTTAATTTTAATGTGTTACTATGTTACTAGTCATTACATCATTCTAAGACTATTATTTGATTTTTTTGGTCTACCTCTACCTCTTTTTTGAGTCATAGGTATACTTTTTAATATATCATCCGATGTTTCAGTAACTTCTTGTCTTTCCTTTTCACGCTTACGCTGCTTCATTGTCTTTAAAATATTATCTAAATCTATTTCATCTTGAAAATTTTCAGGATCTTTCATTTTTGAAGGTAAAAAATCATCTGTTGTCTCCGTAACCATATCTCTTTTTCTATCAGCCAAGTCTGCTGGATTTGGTATATACGGTTGCTGATACTGTTGTTGTTGATACTGTTGTTGTTGATACTGTTGTTGTTGATACTGTTGTTGCTGATACTGTTGTTGAGGTTGTTGAGGTTGTTGTGATTTATTTCCAACTAAATTTCCTATAATTGAAGCAAATGGATTACTACTATCCATTTTTGTTATTTTTTTAGATATAGTAAACATTGTAGCTGAACTAATTATCATAAAGATTAATTTCATTTCAGGTGACATTTGACCTCTGCCTTTATACTTTTCATACAATTCAGCCATTACTTCATCGTATTCTTGATTTTCCATAGAATAACCCATCGCTTCACTCCAACCATCCAAATCAACTCCTAATGGATCAAATTTAGTATTCATCATTTCTATACCCTGAACACCAAGTAATAGCATTCTTTTGAAAAATGCAACAGAACGTTCTGTTTGAATCTCGTTACGAACTCTTTCATATTCATTTCGGATAGAATCCAAACTACTATTCATATCTAATCTTAAAGAACTCCATTTTTCTTTTACATTCAACTTGTTAAATTTAAATAAGAATTCGCTCTTTTCTTTACGAATAGAATCATCTCTATTTTCTTTTTCAATAGCACGTTCTCGTCTTAACTTTTGTTTAGTACTATCTGACGAACTACTTGAACTACTTGAACTACTTGTAGTTGAAGAACGAATCTTTGTTGAAATTTTTTGAATATTATCTAATTTAATATTCTGTTCGGTAGAATCCTTTTTTGATACAATAGATACTTCATCTGGCTTGTTTAACTTTTTCTTATTTGCCATAAGCTCCAATTGCGACAAGGATATATCTTCTGATTCTATATCTAATTTAATTTTTGACGATTTTCTTGAAACTGACGATTTCCTAGTACTTTTAATAGAAGATATTGAATCTTTTTCAATTCCATCTCTATTACTACGCGAAATTGTATTTTCTTTGATATCCATATTATTACAAATTTACAATAATATAAATGTTAATTTTAAACAAATAAAATACAGTTTTTATTAAAAGAATTTAGATCTTTAATTATCAGTTTTTATTAAAATCCAAACCAACTAAAAAAACGCTCAGGTATACTCTTCTTATTTTTATTTAGAATATATTTCTTCCAAACTTTTTGAATCTTCAAAGCAGCACCATTTTGTGTCACTCCAATATTTTTAATATAATTTTTATTTAAAATGTATTTCCTCCAAACTCTTTGAATCTTCAAGGCAGCACCATGTTGTATGATTCCACCAGCATTAATATAATTTTTGTATTGTAAAGGATGTAAATCGTAACTTGACATTTAATTTAAATTAATAATAAAGTTAATTCATTTTTTTATTAAGAACCATCTGTGTGACTAATTTGACATATGCATTTAAATTATATAAACTAATTCATTACGATCAATGATCCAAAATTCAAATTTATAACCTAATTTACGTGTGTGTAAAGCTTTAATCATATTTTTTACAATATTAATTCTAAAAGTAAATTTACTTTTTACTTCTATTATTTTATTATCACCTGGAATAAAGATGTCAACAAAATATCTTTTGGTTTGTTTTTTATATTCGTAAAAAATTTCTGGAAATAATTTTCTATCAATTATTATTTCTTCTTCTTTATAATTATATTTATTTATAAGAATATTCATAGCAACTCCTTCATATCCTTGTATTTTTACAATGTTGCCAGATGGTAAAACGTGTTCTTTAAATTGATGCCTATGATTTAATTGTTTTTGATATATATCACTATTCTGAGTTGGATGTTCAAAACCATAACGTTCTATATTTGTTGATTTACGTTTATCATCGTATTTTTTTAGTTTTAAAATATTAGTTACACCATATCTTTTTAAATTCGAATACTTAGGTATTCTAAGCTTTTTAATTTTAATTTTTAAAATTTATCGTAATAAAAAAATTTTAAAAATAGAAAAAGTTGTAATTTTACGGTTTGATTTTTTATCCGTCAGTGTGAGACATAAGTAGGAATCTTAAAATTCCTAAATCAGCTACAAAATATTCTAAAATTAAAGGTTTGTCATTTGTTAATAGAATATTCATGTTCTCGCACAAATGTGAAGCTTTTATAAAATTCATTAAATGACTCAATTTAAATTTACCTTGGACAATTTTATCATTTGTTTTTTCAAACTTTATTGATTTAATATCTTCTCCATTTTGTTGTAGTAAAGCCTTTTGATCCTTATTTAATTTATCATCTATTTCACAAATAGCTGTTTTAAATTCTGCTAACCCGTCATCACATGCAAAAATTAACTGTTTTCCTATACTTTTTATTTCAACCACTTTACCTTCTAAAAGTTGAATATCTTTGACAATTTGTTGAAATTGTGCAGATGGCATATTAATAACATAATCAAACTCCATTTCTGAAATATTAATAACCTTATCATCTAATGCTAACAATGGGATTTTATAATCTTTTACCTTACCCATAAAAGGGTCAGCCAACTCAATTCCTAATTTGTCTTGTTCATTACTATTCATATAAAGAGTTATAGTTTCACGTCTATTTGCTGATTTAATTGTTTTAAAGAATGTATTTGTATCAATACCTAATACAACTGGTTTTTCACAAGTATAACTTTCAAACTTATTTGCATCCAATTTAACATATGTCAATGAAACTTTAGATGTATCTAATGTTGAAATTTTAATACAATCTTTGTTAATTACAATATTTGTTTCTTTAATATAAGGCTTAATTACCTCAAATAAATTTTTTACAATAACGCTTTTTAAAGTTTTGATCTCAAAAATTCGTTCAGTCATTTTCTATAAACTTTATAGTAGTTAACTTTTAAATACGTTTTTGTTGCGTTTATTAATCTTTAAAAATAAAACAGTATTTGTAAGTATATTTGAAAAAAATATACAACGTATGTATAATATATCGTAACATTAAGGTAATTATCTTAATAATTAGTCTATTTATTTTTTATAAATATATTATATAAATATTAAATGCGTAGGGGGAAAAAATATGGTTACTCAAGCTCAACAACAAGCTGTTCAGATGGCACAACAACAAATTGATAAAATGGCATCACAAGTTAAAGAACAAACAGGATTAAAAGTTGATACATCAGGATTAAAACAACAAGTGCAACAAAAAATAATTTAAAGTTAAAATTTGTTAATTTAATAAAAAATGTTAAAATATTTTGGGTTAGAAAAATGTTATTATGAGGTTGGTGAATTATATGACGATTATGATAAATCATGTGAAGAAACAATTTTAGAAACATTCTATTATGAAAAAGATGCTATCAAGTATATTATAGAATCATATATAAATGACTTGCTTGAAGATAATAATTTTTCTAATACTGAATGTAAATATTATTATAGAAAAAAATATAAAAATATGTATTCTAAATGGTCAAGTTATAATATAAATCAATTACAAAATTACTGTAAAATAAATAATATAGAAAAAATAAATAAATATTTATATGATTATAATGTATATAAAAATAGAAAAATTTAAAATCAATATTATATTATATTAAAATGAATAATTTTATTTTTTCTTCGTTAGTTTATTATCTTTCATTACAAAGATGCAGTACATATAATGATTTTTCTATTCATGGGTTATGACCAGATTATATCAATGGTGGTTATCCACAATTTTGCACAAACCAGCAATTTAATTTATCTACGATTGAACCTATTTTTGATGACTTGAATAAACATTGGAATAGTTGTAATGGTAAACCAGATGTATTTTGGAAACACGAATTTGAAAGAATTATCAAATGAATTTTTGTAATAATAATAAAAATACAGGGGTATATGCTGCAATATGACACCACATTCTTCCTATTTCTGTATTTTTATAATTAAACTTTGAAAAGAAAAATGTAAACAAATTAATAAAGATGATTATATAACTTATTGGATTAGGTAATTGTAAACATATCACACATATAGTCATTAAAAATAATGTGTATACAAATGTTGGATTTATTATACTATTCTCTAAATCAAGAGTATTCCATTGCCAATGTAGTGCCGGAGCCGATGTTTTTGAAACTTGTGTATAAGAAATTTTATTAAAAGCTATAATACTATAAATTCCAACCACTATTATATAAATATACAACATCATTTTTGATAAATCATTTAATAGAAATAAGCTACCTATTAAAAATGCTAAAACAATTGGTTGTAAATGATTTGTTATCATTGCAATTTTAGTAAATATAAAATTGATCTTGTTTTCTCCATTATTATCTTTTAAACTTTTCCAAAATATGGCATCGTATATTTGCATAACTGTTACAAAAGCAAAAAATAATGCTAATTTTTGAAATAATTTATATTTTTTACCAGAGTTAATAGATTCTTTATATAATAACAAACTAGACACCATACCTACAATAAAAGCATTGATACTAGCTTTTTCACTGTAACACATATAATATACACCTATAAAAAAGTAAATGTGAAATCATAAACAATTAATTCTTTTACATGACATTCCGTATAGATACACTTAATCTAGAACTATACGAATCTGACTCGTAAATACAATTTAATTTTAAACCACTAAGTTCTTCTATAATCGTTTTATGCAAACCTTCATTGTTATCTACAACCTCCGATGAATTATTGTAAAGTAGTTCCTTTATAGTATATTTTATATCTATTGTATCTTGTCTTGTAATATCATTTCTTAAATCAATTGTTTCCAATGCTATCAACAAACACTGTTTTTGTTTAAACTTTTCATTTTGTAATTGTAATGATCTTACAGTTTCTCTTAATCTGTCAAATTGTTTTTTTAAAGACGTTTCTTCGTTTTCGGTATCTTTAGTATCTTCATTTTCGGTATCTTCTTCGGTATCTTCGTATAATTCATCGTCTTCTTTATTTTTGCCGTTAATATCATCTGTACATTTTTGACACAAGTCATTTTCATAAATCTTTTCGTAATAACAATTTTCACAATATAATTCATAACATATTGTACAATGATGATCTCGGCAAATCATTTTTTGTTTTTCACAAAGATTACAATAACCTAATTCGGTAACCATTTTATGATTAATCTTAATTGTAATTTTTTCAATTTATTTAAACACTGTAGTTTAATTGATGAAACTTTTTTTACCTGTTTATTGTAATAATGTCAACATCCTACAATTTCAAGGATAATTTGACAGTTGATAATAATAAATATTTAAAATGGTTAGACAAGACTGGTACATCTAGAGCAAATATTATAGCATTGGATGGTGATAATAATGTAAATGTTAATTCTGCTTTTGGAAATATGAATATAAATTCTAATAATCAACATAGTTATACATTTGTAAATTCAAATAATTCTCGTGGAAATGTATTGGTTGGTACACGATTAGGTATAGGATTTAATACAACTTCTAATATGTCATCGTCTTTAACTTTAGTAAAAAATGGATCAATTGGATTAAATACAACAGTTGGAACTAGCGATGGGTATTTAGGAATATCTTCATGGACCGAATTAGATAATAAGGGGGGTAGTAGAATGTTATTATATGGTAATGATCATGTAACACATCCTGGAAATATACATTTATATACTGGTAATGTAACAAATGGAAATGTAAATGTATATACTGGAAATGATTCGTTAAAAATGCAAATCTTACGCGATGGAACATTTAGTTTTATACCAGATGGAGTAACAACACGTTTGACAATTAACGATATGATGTCAAATTTTAGTAATGATGTAATAATATCAAGTACTACGGAAAGTCATAATGCATCTAGTGGTGCTTTTCAAATTCGTGGTGGTATTGGTATTTCAGGTAATTTATATGTAGATGGAACTATAAATTTGAACAATGCTACCGGTAATATTAATTTTGATAGTACTCAAATTAGTAGTAGTTACACATCAGGTGCTATATTTTTAACTGGTGGTATGGGTATTTCTACAACTATAAATTCTTCAAGTGTTACATCAGGGGGAGCTCTTAGTATTGCCGGAGGAGCTGCATTTGGAAAAGATGTTTATGTAGGAGGAAGACTTACAATTATAAATACAACAGGATCAACAAGTTCACAAACTGGTAGCTTTGTTGTTTATGGTGGAATGGGTATAAATGATTCAATATTATCAAGAAGTGATGCTTCTCAAATTCAAATAGCCCCTAAAACATCAGGATCTGCAACAGAAATTACATTTTTTTCACTAAATAATTTTACATCATCGTCTAATACAAGTTCATCTTGGCGAATAGGACAAAATTCTGGATCTATTGGTTCTGGTAAATTTTGTTTAAATAACAGCGAATTTGGAAACGTTTTAGCAGCTAGTTATGATGGAGGTATTGAAATGTATGGTAAAGTACTCGTATCAAATACAACAAATGCTACAAGTGAAAATGACGGGGGTTCATTTACAGTTAGTGGTGGTGCAGCATTTAAAAAAGATGTGTATATAGGAGGTGCTATTACATTAGCTGGAGGTGGTACTATTTCTGGTGGTGGTTCTTCAGAATTTGCATATTTAACATTGACAGCAACCGATAATGCAATTAATTCAAGTACAGGATCCCTATTTACATATGGTGGTATTACAGTTGGAGGAGAAGATGATGCTGAGTCTGTTACTCAAGGTGGTAGTATTTTAACTGCTGGGGGTGTCAGTATTGGTAAAAGTTTATTTGTAGGAGGACCTATTATGCAAATTCCAGTTGGTGATACAGAGGGTAGACCCAATCCAGCTAAAACAGGATATGTAAGATATAATTCAACTACCAGTCAATTTGAAGGATATGGTCCTGGTGGTGCTTGGGGGTCATTGGGAGGTGTTGTTGATATTGCACAAACTACAAAGGTCTTAGCTTCTGCTAATCCAAGTGTAACAGATGGTAATTTGTATTTTTATACAGTAAATAATGAACGTATGAGAGTTAACAGTGCAGGTAATGTAGGTATTGGAACTACTGCTCCAGATTATAAATTAGATGTTAGGGGTATAGCAGGTATTTCAGGTGGAATTACAACAGGGTCTATAAATGTAACTGGTGCCTCTATATTAATAGGCAATGTTACAATGGGGTCTGATGTTGTGGTTGTTGGACCAGTATTAAAAATTCCTACAGGTAATATTGAAACCAGACCAATAACACCACTACCTGGTTATATTAGATATAATTCTGAAATTCAACAGTTTGAAGGATATGGTCCAGGAAATGCTTGGGGTTCACTTGGTGGTGTTGTTGATATTGCACAAACTACAAAGGTCTTAGCATCTGCTACACCTAGTACAACGGATGGTAATCTTTATTTTTATACAGTAGCTGATGAAAGGATGAGAATCAACAGTGTGGGTAATGTTGGTATTGGGACAACTACCCCTACATCATTATTAGATGTATCTGGATTATTAAAATCGATAGATTTAAATGTATCATCTACTTTATCAGCTATTGGTAATTCTAATACTGTTGGTAATATCTTTACTACTGGCGGGAATGTGGGTATTGGAATAAATACTCCAGGATATCATTTAGATGTTAATGGTAATGTTCACGTGAATGCAAATTTGTATGTAGATGGTGTTATATCTGGTGGTACAGAAACAGCAAGTACATTTGCTTATCTAACATTAACATCAACTGATGATGCTATAAATTTAAGCACTGGATCTCTACTGACATATGGTGGTATAACCATCCAGTCACCTACAGATGCGCAATCTGTAACAAATGGGGGTAGTTTTTTGACAGATGGTGGTGCAAGTGTTGGAAAACGTTTGTTTGTAGGTCAAGATGCTATTGTAGGTAGAAATCTTATGGTTGAAGAAACTGTTGCTGTGATGTCAACTAATAATGCAACTGGTATTGGTACTGGTGGTTCATTAACTGTATTAGGAGGGGCAAGTATTTCAAGGGATGTATATGTAGGAGGAACAGTAACAAGTTCTTCTGATATTCGTTTAAAAACAAACATTGAAGATTTCAATACTTCAAAAATGCTTGATAAAATAGATAATATTAGATCTATTAAATACAATTATAAAAATGATGATTCTAATACACCATATGTAGGTTTTATTGCACAAGATTTTATAGAAGATTTTCCTGAATTATTAAGATGTCCACAAGGTGGGTATTATTCGTTAGATTATCAAAAAGTATCTGTTATTTTAATGGAATGTATTAAAGAACTTAAAACTGAATTATCACAATTACAAGATGAAATTAAAGAAATAAAACCAGCAAGAAAAAGAGTATCACGAGGTGGAAAACGTGTAATTTATGAAGATGAATAAAAATAACGGAAAATGTAGTACCATTTATAAAAATTAATTTTATTTTAATATTTTTTTATTTTTTTATTTTTTTATATGTTTATTATATATAAATAAATATGGGGCAAGCTCAATCAGGTCCACAAGGATTAATAGGCCCACAAGGTTCAATAGGTCCAAAAGGGGAACCAAGTAACATTCCAGGTCCACAAGGATTAATAGGCCCACAAGGACCAATAGGTCCAAAAGGGGAACCAAGTAACATTCCAGGTCCACAAGGATTAATAGGCCCACAAGGTTCAATAGGTCCAAAAGGGGAACCAAGTAACATTCCAGGTCCACAAGGATTAATAGGCCCACAAGGTTCAATAGGTTCAATAGGTCCAAAAGGAGAACCAAGTAACATTCCAGGTCCACAAGGATTGTTAGGTCCAGTAGGGCCCCAAGGTCCACAAGGATTAATAGGCCCACAAGGTTCAATAGGTCCAAAAGGAGAAACTGGTGAAGTTACATATAACTATATGAAACAAAATACTCTTTGGTGTGCAGATGGGGACATCTGTAAATTACCACCTGGTAAAAAAGTATTAGATTGGGGTGTTGGTGGATCTAGAATTTACGAAGATGGTCAATTACACATTCAAAGTGACGATAACGTTTTTGTACAAATCGCCGACGATAATGGTTATCAGTTTACAAAAGATAATCTATATATGATGCAATCAAAAGCTTTACAATTTGGACAAGGTTATGATAGAGAAGATAATGCTGGACAAATCAGTTATGGACGTCACGACGGTGGTCAAGAGGGATCATTAAATATTGTAGGTGCTGGTAAGGCTGGCAAAGCTCGTGTAGTTAGAGTCTGGGATACCCTACGTATAGGTGATACACATCTTCGTCAAGACGATAACTGGTTACGTCTTTTAGGAGATCAAAATGACCCTGGTTCTTATAATAAAGGTTTAGCTGCTAAAAATTTATGGTCAAAAGAAAAATTATGGGTTAATGATAGAGATATCTTGGCAGAAATCGATGGACTCAAAGCAGGATCAAATAATATAAAATTAGGTGGTACAAATATTAATCAAGACGATAACTGGGTACGTCTTTTAGGAAATAAAGATGACATGAACTCTTATAACCGTGGTTTAGCTGCTAAAAATTTATGGTCAAGAGAAAAATTATGGGTTAATGATAGAGATATCTTGGCAGAAATCGATAATATACGAAATGATTTTGAAGGTTGGAAAAAAGTTATTGTTAGAAATGATAGATGGTATGCTGTTCAAAATAAAGATAATAGACGATTACAAATGTCAGGGGATGGCGCTAGAGCAACTGGTAGTGGTAATTGGGGTAATTGGGAAGGAGTGCGATTTATACAAGGTGATTAATAATATAAAAAGTTACTTGAAACATCATTTATTAATAATATTTTCAAAATTTATTTTAAAAATATATAGTAAGTAATAAGTACCAGTATATATGAATATTAATTTTGCATTTTTAAGACATGGACATGGTTGTCATAATGCAATGTCAAATTTAGCGGCAGATGGCGTTTTGTCATATGAACATGCAAATAAATTTATAAAAATTTATTTTATTTGTATATAATATAATGGATAGCAAAGATAGATCTTTTACAGTTGAAGCTTTTTACAAAGCTGGGAGCAAATTACGAACAAGTGGTGGTGGTAGATATATAAGTACTACCCCAGCAGCAGCTGCTAAAAAAGCATTTTCACAATATTATCGACATCATAAAAAATCTGGCAGATTTTCTTTAGAAGTTCATATTAGAGAAACTACAAGTGGATCTTCTCATAAAACGTTTAAATACAGAGTATCAAAAGTTTCAGAACATAACGAAATTAAAAGGGGTGGTGAAACTATTGTTTATAATTATATTACAACAGTTAAAGCTTTATAAAAAAATGCCCTTGTACACCCCCAAAAATCCTAGATATGATATCTAACATTATTAAATATCATAATTACATATTTTTTTTACGTTCATTATACGATTTCATATATTGTCTACGTCGTTCTATATCTTCTGGTGTCATTTTTTCTCGCTCTTGTTTTCTATATTCTTTCATATATTCTCGTCTAAATTCTATTTGTTCTGGTGTTAAACTTTTTGATTTATGACGTTCAAGAATTTTATCTTTATTTTTTTGATAATATTCTTTATTATATTCTTGTAGACGTTTTTTATTTATATCATCATTTAATTTGTATAAAATTGAATCTTTGTGTTCTTTGTAATATTGTTTAGATCGTTCATTATTACGTTCCTTTATTTCAGCTTTATTTCGATGATAATATTCTCTGGCACGTTTATTGCGGATTTCTTGTTCAGATGACATTTAAGTGTGAAGATATTTAATTAAATTGTAAACTAAATTATAAAACTTCAATTTTTTATAAATCTCCTCCTGTTAGAACTTGGGTAGTACTTCTGTATTGTTTTTGTCCTTTAACACTATCATTCTTTGGTTTATCCATATAATATGGTTGTGTACTTGCATCTCGTAAATAATCTACATATTGCTGAATTTGAGAAATAATTTTAGGAACGACTTGATTTACAACAATTGTATTCAATCTTGAAACTTCTGTTGTATACTTTTTTAATAATTCAGCACGTTCCTGTTCTGACATCTTATCAGTTATAAGTTTTGGATGTAAACTGTATTCCAAAAATAATGCTCTCATTACTATTAATAATTCATTAACTGACTGGTTATCTATTATATAACTAGTTTCCCTATGTACTACAAATTTAAGTATATCTTGGATATTTTCGATATTTTTTTTTGAAAAAAACAAAAATGTTAGTAAAGTTTCACCATATAAATTTTTAAATAAATGTCTAGTATTACTACCTGATACAAAATCTTCATTTGTATTAAATTTATAAGAACCTGGTGATACTAAATCACCAATAGTAGATTTTGTCAAACGTTGACCTCTTTCTTTTGTAATTTCTTGAAGTGTTTTAGTTTCAAGGGGAATATCCGCATTTGTTGTTTCAAAAATTTGTTGTTGAAACACTGGTAAATCTTCTCTTACAACTCTATTCATTATATTAAAATACATATATAAAAAAAAATTAACAATTAAATATTATATCGTATGTTTTTTGACAAATTTATTAACTACGTTTTGACTAATTAATTTGTTGGATATACAATTACATTCGATATTATCTGAAAGATTGAGTAATCCAAAAAGTGATCTTGTCTTATTTATAGAAATTCTATTTTTTGCATCGGGATTTAATAAGGTTTTAAATAAATATTTTATAATTTCCCATTCTGTTTCTGTATAATATTCTGATCTTTTCGGAAAAATTGTTTCGCTTAATTGACCACGATTTATATTAAAATAATGTATATTGTATTTACTATCTGTGCATTTTGCTATTTCCCATGGGTGATAATTGTAAAATAAATTATATAATATTATACCACAACACCAAATATCAACCTTATCTCCTTGGAATTCCATAAGATTGACACTTTCAGGTGGTAAATATTCTATGGTACCTCTAATACCATTGAACAAATATTTATTATTTTGCTGGTCTTTAAAAAAAGATCCTTCTCCAAAATCTATTAATTTTATGACATTTGTATCAGTATTAAGTACTATATTTTCCAATTTTAAATCCAAATGCGCAATACCGTTATTGTGAAGATAATTTACGGCATCTAAAATTTGAGAAAAATAACCAAGTAAATGTCGTGTATTTGGTATTTTGTATTCATTTGCATAATCAAGTAAATCAATACCTCTGCAATTTTCAAACGTTATACAATTTAATGTTCTATCTATATGAAGAGTTCGTCTTATATTTGGATGATCTAATAAAATACCAATCTCGTATTCTTGATAAAACTTTTCTATGCGGTCTTTATCTTTACGAGTTAAAAATCCTAAATAATTTTTTGAAGTATTTATTAAGTGTTTAACAATGCAACAATTATTACACATATTATTATTACAATCTGGGTTACATTGGTATAATTGTACAATTCCAAAGGCACCTTCGCCAATTACTTTTTTATACACTGTTTTACCCAAATAATTTGTCCCATTTGTTAAACTAGAAATCTTCATAATTCCCACAAATCCTGTAATACAGATTAACTTATAGATTAACTTATAGATTAACTTATAGATTAAACTTACAGATTTAAATTAATTTTTTTAAAGTTTTTTTAATAATTCAAATTTTTAATTACTGCTTAAATCTAAACGACAAAGTGGACAAGTTTTATTTTTTGATAACCACTTCTTTATACATTTATTATGAAACGTATGATTGCATATTAATGTTTTAATATTAAAAAGTTCTGGGTTTGTGTCTTTTTGTTCTTGGCAAATTGAACAAAAAAATTGGTTTGTACAAGTATTCGTTTTAAATATACAAGATAATTCTGTATTTGACAATCCTATTTTAACATCTTCTAATTCAACTAATTGTTCGTAACTGTTGTAACTGTTGTTGTAATATCTTGAGCGATTACGTGTTCTAATATATTCACCATAAGCGAGCCTTCTATATAATCCTGGTTCACGTGGTAAGTTCATATATTTTTATCTTTAACTAACAAATTTTTGTTTTCTTTAGAACTTGATTCTAAAAATACATTTTGAAATTTATTTTCTTTTGTCATGATCTTTTATTAAATCAGCCATTAATAATTTAATTTGATGTTTTTTTGTTTCATCGTTTTCATTTTCTAATTTTAAATGTATTCCAAAATACATCATAATATACATCATAAATATACTTAGCTTTCTTCAACCATTTCATTTATAAAAGGATAAATTTGAACAAATTCTGTATTAGTGTTTGAACTTCATTACTAGACAATTTGTCTAACATAATTATATTTTGTTCTTTTTATTATAATTATATTTTTAAATATTTTTTTATAAAGTTATAATAATATGGAAGTGGGCGATACCAATAATAAAGATTTTACACCTCATAAACTTATTGAGGAAAAATCCCTTTTAGATATTATTGATAATTTACAAGTCTTTCAATCAAGTTATGTAAATGGTAGTATGTATGAAGCTGATGAAATATCAGAAAAATTGCATAAAATAAGATCTCAGGTGCTTGATTGGAATAAAAGATTAAGTAGTGTAGAAAACAATTTAAAAAATCATAATAAATTAGAAACTTCTTCAAATATAACTGGTAATTTATGGCAAAAATACGTAACTGTTTTATTAGATGTTTTACAAGTAGTAGAAACAATTGGTTTTGTTCGTGGTAATGTGATTATAGGAATAGATGATCAAGAAGAAAAAATAGATGAAAATATAAAGAAGATTACTGTAAAGTTTGTAAAAATAAATGATAAAATTATAAGTATATTAGATTCAAAGGAGATATTCAAACACACTACATCTAGTTTAAAGAATATAGATAAAGTAGCTAGAGATAATTTAGATGTAATTGAGAAAGATATAGATAAATTAATTGACAAAATGCCAACAAAATATATAGAATTTACTCGTGTAACTAAATTTTCACAATATATTAGAAGTTATTTTTATTCAATAATCTTTATTGGTGCATTTATACATCATGAAAATTATCTGAATATTATAAGTACATATAAACACCTAGAGTGGATAGATATTTTTTATAGAATTATATGTGGTAGCGTACTTGCTAATTTTAGATTAAACCCATTTGCCCATTATAAAATAGCTGAATTAAATAAACAGCTAATCCTATGGATATTAAAAAATATACCTTTATTGAAAATGTTTGTAAAATCTGGAGAACATTCGTTTTTGGTATCTAATACTTGTGGATTTTTATATTGGGCTATGTGGCCAATCATGTATGATTTGTGGATGTTTGTTGCAAGATTACTTGTTTTAACACGTGCTGTAATTGTTACATCAACTGTAAAAGAATATGTAAATGTAATTTATGATAGATATGTATCTGGTTTAACAATACAAGCTGATATAACAGATTTCTTTAATAATTTTATAAATGATGTATATCAAAAAATTAAAACGAGTATGTATTCAGAAGTTTCTTCATACTTTGATCCAACAGTGTATATGGGTAAAATATCAAGTGCTTATTGTAATAACATTGATATATCAATGTCATATAATTTGTGTAAAAAAAATAAGGAAATGACAAAGCCAAATGATGAAATTCAGAGAATTATTTTGAATTTAAAAGCAGATGATGTTATTAAAAAATCTTATGAATTGTATGAAAAATACATGGATGTTTATAAACAAAATCAAATTTTGACTATTTCTTGTGACGATTCTTGTAAAAGCGAGTGGGATAGTTTTGAGAAAATATTAGCAAAAAATATGGATAATTTAGGTTTTATGGACATATACCAAGAAACGTATAAATCATCACCTTGGGTTGGATATAGAGAATATATAAAACCAGATGATACTGGTATGATCGTTAGTACATATTTGTTTTGGATGTTTACATGGTTTGTTTTAATAGGATTGTTAAAAAGAAATAAATATGCATTTAATATACAAAATATTACTAGTAGAAAAGTTATTAAAAAACGCAACAAAAAATGATGATAAAAAACAAAAATAAAATTTTGTATATTTTATTTCTAAGTAATTATAAGCAAGATGTTAAATTTATCTGAAAAAGTTGTACGGCAAATACCTTATTTACTAGGTGCAATTATTATACTATATATAATAAAACCAAATATACTATTTAAACCTAATGGTAAACCTAGAATTTATGGTATAGGTCATGACGCAGAAGGATACAAAAAAACATTATATACATTTCAATTTGCAACTATCATATTAGTAATTTTAGTATATTTATTTATGTAAAAATAAAGTTTTATCATTTATGTTAACAAATGATAAAATTAATTAAACATGTAGTACATTATATCCTTGAAAACACTTTGTTTAGAACGCATCCAATCTGCCATTACAGTAAGCGCTTTATGTACTATATCAACATCACAGTTAACTAAAATGATGTCTCCAATATATGGATTTTTTATACGAACATCTTCTTCTGCTTTTGATATATGTTGTATATTTATAAAATGTTTATAATCTATAATATGATGTCCATTAATATTAATATAATAGACACCGTTTAGTTTAAAAAATGAAAATTCTAAACGTTTACCATTGAATTTTTTTATAACAAAGTTGTCTGTATTTAAACCTGAAAAATGTTTAACTAAAATTTTCCCATCTGATTCTTTAAACTCTGTAATGTTTCCATTTTTACTAGAGTGATTATCTATAATTAAATACTCTTTTTCCATTGATATTAACAATGAAAAAAATTATATGTAAATCAATGTATCGTTGAATCTTTAACAAATAATTTTAATTTTAATTTTAAATAGTTATTAATCCATTTTTATGGGGGGGAATTTGTGTAACTTCAATGTTATAAAGATAGTAATATAGATCAGCAGATGCTTTTAAAAGTTTAAATGCATTGTATGAATTTGGTTTGGCATTAAATATGTTCATTACTGTTATAACATCATAAATGTCATTTTTATAACAATGTTCAGTTATTGCTTCTAATAAATATGATAGTCTAGTATTTGAATACGTTTCTAAAAACATAAAATAAACATTTCCATTTCTTGATTTAGTGTTTAATTTTGTATTGTAAGTATCTAATTGAAATAAACATAAAAAATCTAAAACGTTGTTGTTTTCATCTACTGTAATAAATTTAAGAAATATAGGATTATTTAATATTTCTATAAATTCATCTTTTGATTTACATTCAAAAATATCATAATGTGTATAACTATACTCTACTAATTTGTCATATAATTTGTCAACAAATAGATCGTCCTGCTTTGAAAGCTCATATTCATCTAATACATTAAATGATTTTAATTTTAGATTACAAAAGAAATCCTTAGGGTAACTAAAACTATTGTAAACACGTTTTAATAACTGTAAATTATCTAAATTATCTTCGTATGTATATGTTTCATCATTTGTTATCGATAGCATTTCTGATCTTAACATATTTTCTACGTTAATAGGTCTATGAAAGTAAGATTTTTTACAAAAACTATCGGACTTTAAACTTTTATTTACAGTATATACTGCACAAGCTACATTTTTGTTATATTGAATCATACATTCTTTAGTAACAACATTTATCATATAAGAAGAAACGTGCATATTTCTTAATTGTTTTACTAAACATAAAAAGTCAACGTCTATGCAATTGTATTTTTTAAAACTAGTTTGGGTTTCGGATGTAATTTTATCAGAGTAATCTCTTATGAATAATTCGTGTCTTTTAGCAATAATTAAACCTATCATTTTTTCAAAGTTTATTTTATCTGAATTACGATTACCAGTTGCATAAAATACAATACATAAATTGTCTGGTTTTATAAATGAATCAAATAATTCTTTTGAATAAGATAAAACTAAACTTGACTTTGTGTCGCCATAATTTTCATTAATAAACTTTAACATTTGTTGTTTTTCATAATCAGTAGGGTTCAATAATAAATCATATTCTAATTTAATTTTACTCGTATCTATTTCTTTCGATGAATTTTCAAGTAATGTGTCAGCTGTTACAATAAGATGACTATTAAATTGCAAATTCTTAAAATTCTCGTATTTTACTGAAACTGGTTTGTTTTTCCAAAAACTCATATTTACTTATATTCCCTTATAAACATAATATTTCTTATTTTTTTTTATTTTTTTTTAAACGTTTTTTACCCTTTAATTCATCTTCGTATATGAATTCTATCTGTGATGTATTAGGAAATTTATTTAATAAAGTTTTAGTATGCTGACTTAATTTATCTTTATGTTTTGTAGATATATTTGATTTTAATTTTGATGTATTAATTGATTTACCCCAATCAATGTATAAGTAAAATGGATCTATAAATTCTACAAAATAATTACTAGTGGATAAACGATTCATTACAAAAAGTAAACACGATTTCATATCGTATTGAGGATATCCAATTAATATCTGGGGAATTTCAAATAATACATATGTTTGATCAGTATGGCGATTTGTATATACAATTTTTTGTACAATTTTATTCAAAACAATGTTAAATATATCATTTTTAGATGTTTCCTTTACGTGTTTTTCTTGATGTAGACTAGATATACTTGGAATATCTGGGGGATCATTAGAACTAAACATATTATTTGACATATTTTATATTATATATATGTTTATATTATATTTTTTTTTAATTTATTTTATCTAAACTTACTTTAAGTTGTTCAGTAAAAGATTATATGACAAGTATAAAAAATTGTACTATCATATATGGATATACAGATAATTGTCTTGATGATATTGATCAAGATTCGCCAGTTCTACTAATAGAACCAAGAAATGAATTTATAGACAAAATTAGAAGTTTAAGCAACCCAAATGTCTTATTAATTTCAAAAGTTTTAACGCATAAAACAAGTTTTCAAGAAACCACTTTATATTACAAAAAAGACGATGATATTTATTGGTTACGAGATGACACTTTAAGTGTTAATGGTTTTAATATGTTTAATATTAAAAAATACACAACTTATACTATAACTTTGGAAAACATAATATCTCAATATAAACTTCAAAATATCAAGGCTTTTATAGTAAATTTAAATATTACTAATATAACACATATACTTGATAGTTTATCGCGATATAATCACATTGTATCAAATATATATATAAAAAATGAAATACAAGAAGAATGTAAAATCGTAGTGTATTATAATAAACAACAACTGGAAGATAAAGGTAATGATACTGATAGACATTATTTTAAATACGTTCATAAAAATTTAAATGTTGAATTGCCGTCTATAGCTATGTATTTTTTGAATGCAAATGAAAAGTTAAACAGTGATGAATTACATTTGTTAATAAGTCAATATAAAATGAATATTATAATAAGGGGCGAGGACGAAAGTAATTCGTCAAAGGATAATGCATTAATAATAGTACCTTATCCTAAATCAGTTCAAATTATTAAACAAGAACCATTAACAAATATTAAAGTATCAAAAATATTTTTTGAAAATGTAGTTAATACATTGGATACACTTTTTTCTACACAATCTACATCTGATTCAGTAGTACAAATTGATAACTTGGATATAATTATACAATTTAATCCTAAATATTTTGCAAACAATAAAACTTTACAAATAATGTATCCATTAAAGGATAACACAATTTATATAAATCGCCTTTATGATATAATGTATGCTAGTAAAAATTGTATGTATATGATATATCAAATTCTAAAATCAAAGTATTTTACAGACTATATTGACTCAAAACGTCAAGAACGCCCAGGATTATTCAAAATTTTTTCAAAGCGATATTTTTACGATTATTTATCAAGGATATTTGTATTTAAAGAATTTTAATTACAATTACCTTTTTTTTAGGTATATTATTTATTTAAAGTATAAGATTCAAGTCATGTTTTGGAATAGTACATCTTGTATATTTTTGTAGTATTAAATGATCACCTATAGTATCTGTTAAACGAATTTTAAGAGTAGATTTATCAAGTCCTTTAGTTTTAGAATTATAATTAACAACTCTGATAAAAATATCAAAGTTGAAAAGTTTTATATAACTTCTTTTGTCTCTGTATTTATCATTGGAAATTAAAACACACTGGTTATTTTTTTGTAAAATGTAAAAGAAATATTGACATAAAAAATCATCTTTGTTCTTGTCCAAAATATTATTGTTAAATTTGTCTTCTATGATAATAAACTTCATATTAAAGTCATAATGAGTTTGCATGATATTATCAAGAATTGTTTCATAATCATTCAACTTTTTCATCACAAAGTAAAATTGACTTGATTTATCAATCTTCACATAATCTATATATTTAGAAAAAAACAACTTGAAAAAATCATATGTATCTTGTTCCTTGTTACTATGTTTAACAGAATGAAAGTCTACGTTTTGTTTTTTATACTTTATTTCTCTAAAATCAGAAAAAATGTTTAAGAAATCAACAATGTAAACAATTGGTTTATGTTTTGCGATAAATTTAACATTTTCAGAACTAGTTATCATCTTGTTCATTTTAAATAAAACAAATCGTTTTTTTAAATTCATTTTTTAATAAAAATAAATCAATTGTAAATGGATTGTAACTTGATTGTAAATGGTTTACAAAATGAAATAAAGATAATTGTAATTAATCAGTTTTGTCAGTTTTGTACATAGACTTTATAAAATTCCTTAAAAAGTTTTGCATATTCAAATCACTACTTAAATCGGGATCTTTATTAGTACTGTCTTCTGACTTGTCCTTAATATAACGTAACAAAGACAAAGTCATCAATTTTACAGATGGAACTACTGGATATTCTTGGCCAACATATACTCCAATTAATAATAAAAATACAGAATATAACATATCTTAAAGAATAATATATAATTATTCTTTAATTTTAAATAATACACAAGGTAACTACTTTATTTATTACAAAACTTATTTATTACAACATTTTTCTTATTTCGTCAAGGTCATTCTTCCAAAGGTCTCGTTGTGTTTTACTCTGCAAATCATTTAATTCATTTTGACGTGTGTCTCTGTGATTCTCTAATTCTCTAATCTTTTCAAGTGAAAGAGAAATCAGAGGCATTCTTACAAGGTAGTCAAAAGACTTTGTATTACCACCTTCATTTTCAGAATCATTTTTAATATCATTTTTAATATCATAAGCCAATTTTGGATAATCTCGTTCTTCTAATAAACTGATGATATAATCTCGTGATTTACGGTTAATGTCCAAAGTTCCATCAATATATTCATTAATGAAACGTATTTTTGAGTTGAGCAAAGTCAATTCGTTTTGTAATTGTCTAACAAGATATAATCGTCGTGATTCGTAAAATTCAATACGGATATCGAAAAAGTCAAGTAAGATATCAGTTGCTGACCGGTATTTTGTAAGAATGAGCTCGTCGTTAAACAAGTACATGTTATTTGTAGTAAAACTTTTGGTTAATCGTAAAGTTTTTTCCAAAGTATTAGTTTTAATAAGTTTATCCAAATCTTCTGTTTTACAAAATTCAACAATAAAACAAATATCATTGTTTTCATCACGTGTTTTGTTTTGTACATCCTTTAATTGCACTGTTTGCTTTTTAGCTTTTGTTGTACCACTAGTTGACTTTGTAGTTTTTGGCTTACTACTTTCAACTAAAGATTCTAAAAATTCTTTATAAGTAGTTACCCAACAACCAACAGGAAGTTCTGTAATTTTCACTTGTGTATCTGAAACGCGTTCCCATTTACCAAAAGTAGAATAACTTCCAGGTTCTGTTTCTCTTAAATTACCATTGAAATTTTTAAAGTAAGGTGTCATAGGTAAAGGTTCTTTGTCATCTAAAACACGTAACAAGTTTGCAACAATGTCTTTTGGATTATAAGGTGGAATATACGTAGAATAACCTGTACCAATACCCTCACAACCATTTACTAAAACCATTGGTAAAACTGGCATAAACCATTCTGGTTCAATTTGCATACCATCATCATCGAGATATTTTAATAAAGGTGAATCTCGTTTGTCAAATACCTTAGATGTAATATCAGATAATCTTGTAAAGATATACCTAGGACTAGCTGCATCTTTTCCACCAATAAGACGACTGCCAAAATTACCGTCAGGATACAACAAATTCAAGTTATTAGACCCAACAAAGTCTTGAGCCATACTTACAATAGCTCCTTGTAAACTTGCTTCTCCGTGATGATAACCAGTTTCGGCTGATACATAACCTGACAATTGTGCAACTTTAATTACCTTGTTGATATTGTTTTTCAACATATAATACATTATCTTCCTTTGACTTGGTTTCAATCCATCACATAAGCTAGGAATACTTCGTAAATTGTCATATATAGAAAAGTGAATAAGTTCTTTGTGAATAAGATCTTGATAACTGACTTTGTTCATTGTAGCATCGATATAACTATTTCTATCATATTGTGCCAACCAACGTTTACGTTTATCTGAACATTTCATATCAGATGACATATAATTAGAGGATGTTTCTTTGTTGTCATTTGTTTCTTGTTCATTTGACTCTGTTTCATCAGCTCCGCTTATTTTTGTTTTGATGTTTTTATCTTTTTCAAAAGCAAGAACTATAGATTCATCGCAAAGATTATCCTTGTGATAGTAGTCAATACGTAATTGGTCAATTCTACGGAATGTTTCTTGTGCATCTTCTTTTTTAGAAGTACCCAACCCTTTAAAATATCTGATTTGATAACCCTTTGTATTTGTACCTTCTTTCCATTTATGATAATCTTGATCTGTATAAAATTCCAACACTTTTTGACCTCTAATAGCCTTGACGATAGGTGTTCTAAGTGTTTGGATAAAATCAAGTTTAAGAAGTGATGGCCACCAATGATGAAATAAATTAACTAAAAGTCCTTTAATATGAGACCCATCTACATCGGCATCTGTTAAAATCATTACTTTGCTATAACGCAAGTCTCTGGTGTCTTTATAATCAACACCTTGTTTTAAGCCAACGATTTGTTTAAGATTATTAATTTCTTCATTGTTCATTAATTGTGATACAGTTGCATCTCGAATATTAAGCACCTTTCCTTTTAATGGAAAAACTCCTAAACAATCTGGACCTACAATACTTCTACCCCAAAGTGCAAATGTCATTGCTGATAATCCTTCTGTAAGAATTAAAGTACATTGTTCTGATTTAGCAGTTCCAGCCCAAAGTGCATCTTCTAATTTTGGAACGTAAATTTTGTTCTTTTTTTTGCCATCTGTTGTTTTAGCTAAATCCAATGATTCTTTCATTTTACAAAATTCTACAATTTCTTCAACGATAGAACTTTTGTATAACTTTGTAATGAATTGGTCACTAACAGTTACGCTACATCCAAAGTCTTTACTTGGTGTTGTCAATTGTTCTTTTGTTTGACTATTAAAAGATGGATTGGCTACAGTAGCTCTTAGGAAAATGAATAGTTTATCTTTGATAAAATTCGGTTTCAATTCCTTCATTCGTTTTTTTTCTTCAATCATCTTTTTCAATCTGTTAATAATTTGATATAAAATATAATCAACGTGTTTTCCTCCTTGTGTTGTTGAATTACCATTTACAAAAGAAACTTGTTCGTATTGTGCATTAGGAACAATAGCATATTCCCATATGTATTCTGTAACTACACCACCTTTTCCTTTTACACGTTCTACTTGTGATTCGCTAATTACCCTTTCACCTTCAAAAAAGTATTTGGTATAATCAACAAGACCTTTTCCACGTAAACGTTCACCATTTAAAAAAATTTGAACATTTGCACTTGTACAAGCAATACAATCCAATACACGCTTTCTAATCAACAAAATACTATCATCTTCTAACCCATTCATAGAAAATCTTGAGTAATCAGGGACGAATGATATTTTTGTGTAACTTTTACTGGAATTTGTTGTAATTTTTGGTTTGGTACGTTGTGTCATATTGTCAGAAAACTCTTGTATAAACCGTTTCTTTTCTTTACTGTCAATGGTATCAACAATAAACTTTTTTGAATAAATATTTGAAACTTTACTACCAAGACCATTTGTACCTGCACCAGTTCTTGTAGTTGTATCGTCATAATTACTACCAGATAATAAATGACCAAATATAAGTTCTGGAACATACATATTATGTTCTTTATGTAATTGAACGGGAATGCCACTACCATTATTCCATACACTTATTTCTCCAGTTTCTTTTGAGTAATCAACTTTTATAATTGTTACAGTATTATCTCTAAAACTATGATCTGTAGCATTTGTTAAAACTTCATCAAAAATTTTAATGAAAGCTGGTGAATATTCAATCATTCGTTTTTCCATTCGGGTAGAATCATCTTTTTCATTTGCTATCCACAATTCTTCCATCTGTTTTTTAACAGATCCTATGTACATTCCTGGACGTTCAAGAACATGTTCTCTTTGAGTTAACTTTTTATATGTTTCCTCAATTGTTTTTGCCTTGGGCATATTTGTAACTTATGTGTAAATTATAAAGTTTTTAAATTATTTCAATTTTTATCATATAACGTAATAATATTAAGTTAAATTCTCTGAGTAATTAAGCGAAGAAACGCATAAAGTTGTTTTTACGTCACGAATTAATATTTTATTTTTTTACTAGTTATAAGTAATAGACAAATATGCCTAAACCTATTGTTAATAATAAAATTATTTATCAAAATATTAATGGTTTGGTTGCAAAACATGATAATTTTCTTAATCAGGGTGTACGTCAAGGAGACTCGCCTACATTTGCAAATTTAATTTTAACAGGGGATGGTACAATTCAAGGGAATTTATATGTCGAAGGTAATACAACAATATTAAATACAAATATAATTGAATTCGAAGATAATATTGTGTTATTAAATCGTTTGGAAAATGGTACTGGTGTAACATTAAATCAATCAGGGTTAGAAATAGAAAGAGGTAGTTTAGAAAATTATAGAATAGTGTTTAATGACATTGATGATACTTTTCGTGTTGGTTTTATAAGTAATATGCAAGCTGTTGCTACAAGAGAAGATTCACCATTGCAAAATGGTATAATGATGTGGAACGATGTAACAAAACGTTTGGATTCTAGAAATACTATATCAATTGATTTATCTATAACATCTACAACAAATTCAACAAGTACTTCAACTGGTTCATTTATTTCACCTGGAGGTATAGGTATAGAAGGGAATATCTGGTCAAATGGTAAATTATACTTAGGAGGAACTAATCATACAAGTCATAGTATAATTTGGACAAATACTACAACAAATTCTTTAAATTTGTCAAGTGTTTCTGATATTAATATAACACCAGAAACTAAAGTAGTTATTCCTTATAATAAACCTATTGTATTAGGAGAAACAACTCAAAGTATAGTTTCAGAGGGTGGAACTAGAAATATAGTCATAACAGGTGCTGGGCATGTCGATTTGCATTTAGATGCAGGTAAAAGAATACGAATTCCTAATCAAATTCCTATAACATTTTCTACACAATCAGAACAAATATATACAGATAGTTCCAATAATATGGTAGTTGGTAGTGGTCAGGATATATATTTGATACCAGGAACAAGTAAAAAAGTAGTAATCCCATTGGATATAGGTTTAGCTTTTTCTAATAATAATCAACAGATTTCAGCAAACTTGAACAATGATTTGACTTTAGTTGCTGGTAATAATATAATATTAACCCCCGGTCCTAATTTAGATGTCAAAATTCCAACAGATAATGGTATTAAATTTGGTAGTAGTGGTTTTCAGCGTGTGTATGCTGATAGTAGTAATGATTTATATATCAAATCAGCTGGACAAATATATTTAACAGCAACAGATTCTATAAATGTACCAAACAATGTAGAGGTAAATTTTGGAGACAGTTCTAAATATATAAAATCAGTAAACAACGATTTGTATATTAGGACAGATAACACTAATTTGTTTATAGAAACAACTAATGTTGGTATAAAAACAACTACAGAAACAGAAAATGGATCAACTGGTTCATTGTGGACGGAAGGTGGTTTGGGTGTTGTTAAGAGAATTTATACAGAAAGTGGTGTTATTATTGATAGTGACTCATCTGAAAGTTTAGTTGTTAGAAAAGACAATAGTTCTCAAAATGTTTTTGTAATAGATTCATCAGGTTCTGGTAAAATTGACATAGTTGCAGGAGATGGAACATCAACTAACTCAAGTGTAAATATTGTTTCAACATCTATGATGAATGCAAAAAGTTTAATCAGTTTAACTGCACAGTTTGACAACAAAGCAGGATATATGATAGGTAGGGGGTCAAACACTTTAAATTCTGGTAGAACTTTTACTATGAATATCCCTCAATATAGTGAGTATGGCAATTCTGGTGATATACCTAAGTTTTGTATAACTACAAATGATTGCACAGAAGAATTATTTAGTGTAGAAACGGAAACTGGTAATATTACATCAAAGGGTGCTTTTGGATTATCAAATACTCAAGAAGCTACTAATGCTAGTACAGCATCTTTTGTTGTATCTGGTGGTTTGGGTGTTGTGAAACGAATTGTAACATCAGGTGACATCTATAGTAATACAGAATCAGAAACGGCATTAGATATAAAAGACAATGCTGATATATCAATATTAAAGGTAGATACTGCAAATGATCTTGTTACCGTAAATGGTAGTTTAGTTATTAATAACTCGGCTGGAAATTATATTGATGTGGGGTCTGGTAAATACATTATTGATTCTTTAACTGATACTGTGTACACAACAATGACTGGTAGATTTGCAAATATTGCAGACAGTACAGATGTTTCTACAGGATCCGTTATTGTTTCTGGTGGTGTAGGTATTAATAAAAACCTTAACGTTGGTGGTATAGCATATTTGAATACAGTAGACATGTCAAACACAAGAATTACGAATATGCAAACACCCACTGATCCGCAAGATGCTGCTACAAAAGCATATGTTGATTTGGTAAAACAAGGTTTGTATGTAAAAGATTCTGTTCAAATTGCCACAGTTACTGGAGGAAATCTTAATATATCATTTAATACAGGTACTGTTATTGATGGGTATACTTTAAAAACAGGGGATAGAATTTTAATTAAAGATCAGGAATTCAAAAATGAAAATGGTATCTATTTAGTACAAGATACGGGTGTTCCTATTAGAACAATTGATTTTAATACTGGTTCACATGCATCTGGTACTTTTGTTTTTGTAGTTAATGGGGATTTAAATGGTGCATTAGGATGGATATGTAATAGTGAACAAAATTTAGATGTTATAGGAACAGATGATGTAAATTTCACACAATTTACAGCACTAGGTCAGGTAGATGCAGGTGATGGATTGACGAAAACATTTAATCGTTTAGATGTAAATCTAGATGATATTAGTTTAGAAGTATCAGCTGATAAGATAAGGATAAAGGATACAGCAACTGGTGTTGGTATGACAGGTGGTAGTGGTGTTCCATTGCAAACTTCATTTGATCAATCTCACGTTACTAAATTAGGCACAGTTAATACAGGTGTTTGGCAGGGTACAACTGTTGATGTATTTTATGGTGGTACTGGTAGAACACAATTTACAGAAGGAAATTTAATATTTGGAGGTGGATTAACACCATTGAAAACAGATTCTAAATTGTATTATGATAGTGTAAATTCTAGGTTTGGTGTGGGTACAAATCAACCTACTAAAAACTTGCACGTATCAAGTATAACAAATGTGTCATTATTATTGAATGCTGATTCTGATGGTGTTTCTGTTATATCGAAACCTGAAATGATATTGTCTTACAGTGGTGATCCAAAGGCATATATAGGATTATCTAGAACTGCAAATGAATATGCTAGTAATATTTATGCAGAATCATTTGTTATAAGTCAGGATAAACTTGATACAACTTCAGTCATTCAATTTGCTACACAAAGACAATCTAGATTGACAATATTGTCTAATGGAAATATTGGTATAAATACATCAAATCCAAGTTCACGTTTACATGTGACTGGTACATTTACGGCTACTGAAACTAGTCGTTTTAGTTCAACAGTTGAATCTAGTAATGTGTCAAATGGATCACTTGTCATTTCTGGTGGTTTAGGTGTAAGAAAGGGTAGTAATTTTGGAGGTAGGCTACGTGTTTATGATAATACTCCAAGTACAAGTGTTAACACTGGTGCTGTTATTATTCAAGGTGGTCTTTCTGTTCAAGGAAATCAAAATGCTGTAAATGTTGGTAATGGTGGGGGTTTAACTGTACAGGGTGGTGCTAGTATAGGTGGTGATATATATATTGGTGGATCTATAAATGGTAGTGGAAGTAGTTCAAGTACATATGCATATTTAACATTAACAGCTACTGATGAGTCAATCAACATGTCAACAGGGTCCTTAGTTACATTGGGTGGTATCACTATTCAAGCTACAACAAATGCAAGTAGTGTGACAGATGGTGGTAGTATTTTGACAGAAGGTGGTGCTAGTATTGGTGCTGATATATATATTGGGGGTAATACTAACTTGTACGGTTATACTAACTATTATGGTAGCGATAGTATATTAAAGTTTTTGGATGAAAACGTAACCGTTCGTTTTTCATTAAACAGAGATTTGACAAGTAGTAATTTTTCATTGAGTAGGTATGATGTTTCTGGTACATTTGTAGAACGTATATTTGATGTAGATAGTTCAACGGGATCTATATTATTTGGAAATAATCAATCTAGTTCTTCAAAAACATCTGGATCTGTGGTTTTAACTGGTGGTTTGTCTATAGTTTGCGATACAGAAGCTATAAGTGTAACAAATGGAGGTGCACTTACAATTGGGGGTGGTGTAGCAGTTGCTAAAAATGTAATGGTAGGTGGTGATGTTATGATTACATCAACTACACAAAGTACCAATTCAACATCTGCGTCATTCGTCTTGAGTGGAGGTGCAAGTGTTGCAAAGGACATGTATGTATATGGAAATACAACTGTTGATCAAAAGTTGACAACAAATGACACCTTTAATTACAATGGAGGTGGTCAATTAGATACTATTACAAATGTGACAGGTGATTCTGTATGGTATTCATTTGGTAAAATTAATGATATATCTAGTGTTGCACATTGTGAAATAGATTTTCAAAATGGATCCACAAGTGGTATCTGTGGTTTGAAAACTGTGGTTAATATAAATAATACTGTTTGTACTGCTTCACATAATTATTACGGTAGTGTGGCTTTTAATAGTGAAAATAAATTAGACCTTTATGTTTATCGTGATACTTTAAATGGATTTTATGTTTTTGTAAAAACACCGGCTTTTTCAACTGTTCACGTTAATGTATTGGGTAAAAGTGGTAGTAGATTTAATATTATAAATGAAGGCGCTGGCGCATTACCAGATGGTATGACTAGTGGGTATACTGGATCTTGGACATTAAGTTACAGTACATTAAAGGAAAGTAATTTAGACTATACATTTGGTGATGTAAAGGTAGAGGGTTTGCATTTTGAGGTTGCTGATAATTTCCCAGTAGTTGGTTATAATAATGCAAATACGACAGATTCTCGTAATTTGGGTTTAGCATTTCAAAGATACCAATCGTCAAATGATTCTGGAACTGGTGAGTTAGTGACTGACGAATATGTATTTTACGATTCTATTCCAAATCAAACTTCTGCAAGTTCTAATCAGATAAAGTTTAGTAATTTGTTAAATTCAACTGACGATTATTACAATGGTTGGTGGATAAAGGTGGCTTCTGGTAGTAATAGTAATCAAATTAGACGAATAGTTAGTTATAATGGTGCTCAACGAGTTGCTACATTAAATTCCGATTGGACTACACAAAACCCAGCAAATGGTGATACAGTATATTTCTACAATTCACAATACGTATCCTTTTATTACAATGACGCATCAAAACGTTTTGAAATGATTTACAATACGCGTGATCAAACGACAAAGGCTATTACAAGTTATGATTATGTTGATTTGAAGGTGAATCATATTGATTTATCTGATACAACAGCTAGTTCTAGTAGTTCGGTTGGTAGTTTGTCAACACCAGGTGGTATTAATATATCGAATACAACAGATGCGTCAAGTTGTACATCAGGTGGTACATTAACAACCCTGGGTGGCATAGGTATACGTAAACGTTTATACGTCGGTGATAATATAGCAGTTGGCAGTGATGGGTTTACACCTGATGAGTCTATTCACATTAAACAAACAACTGCAGCAATTAAATTACAATCAGATAATAATGGAGTTTCTTATGTAGATTTTGTAGAAACAGGAACATCTAATCGTTTTGGTATTTTATCTGATACATCAAATGATCAATTTTCCCTGACAGTTACTTCATCTGGTGTTACTCCCCCATCTGCAACTAAATTTTTGACAGCAAATGCTACGGGTCATATAGGTATAAACACGTCTTCTGGAATATCAAGCCCTCTTACATTATTATCTGGAAGTTTTATTTCATCTGATACAAATAATTCTTATATAGGTTTAGTTGGTGGGTCAACAAATATAAATAATACATCTAATGGAGGTAGAGTTGTTGTGTACGGTAATAATGCAATTGGAAGTATAGGAAATGTAGTCCTTTCAACTGCTACATCTGGTTCAGTGAAATTTTGCACAAACAATGATACTGAACGTATGCGTGTAGACCAATCGGGTGTTGTTAGTATATTTACAACACATACTACAAAAAGTAGAACAAGTGGTGCATTTGTTGTAACCGGTGGTGTTGCAGTATCTTGTACAGAAAATGCAAGTAGTTTTAGTTCAGGTGGTGCCTTGACAGTTGGTGGTGGTGGTACTGTTATGAAAGATTTCTTTGTAGGTGGAAATTTATACATTACTGGTAACTTGAATGCAACAGGTTCTGCAACAGTTCCTAGTATGTCTTTTATGAATGAAGTTAATTGTACATTAACAGGATATGATAATAATAAGTTATTGACAATGTCACAAGAAGCTATATTTTCAATTGCTATATATATAACACCAAATGCAGCAAGCGAAAATTGTCAAATTGAATTTTCTGCACCAAATAGAACAAATGGGTTTGAGGATAGAAGTCAACTTATAGCAACTTGTACAGCATACACTGATGACGATGATCTCGTACCTGTATTTAATGCTATTTGCGTTGCTGTTAAGGGAGAAAACAGAGGTGTTATAAAATTTCAAAGTGTATCAACTGGAGTTCATTACTTTGATATAATATGTAGATACACTATGGCTTAATTAATTAATGGTGATGTTGATAGTTATGAAACTGAATTTAAACAAAAATATATAAAATGTTTAAATTAAACCATAACTGTTGTATAAAATTTTACACTGTTAGAAAATGCAGTTTTACATTTACAATTGTTATTACAATTATAAGTACCAGATCTTCTAGCAACTTCATTGCATAATGAACAATCTAATACTATACCTTTTAATGCTGAAGTATATCCTGATCCACATTCGTCTCCTGTAATAGAATACCCGCCAGAAATAGCCCATGATGCACCAACGTTTACCATTTTTTTATATGCACGAATGTAAACTTGATCCCATTCTGCACTACTGGTTTTAAATACATTCATTGCATTTCCAATTGCAATATTTGTAGGTGTTTGAGGTAATTTTTTCTGACAAGCAAGACCTAACCAAGCATCATTTGTTGTATATAACCATCTTCTAAAATCAAGAGCTTTGGAAAACCAAGAAACATGTTCCATTTCTGTATCCAAATCAATAACTAAAGCTTCTGGACTTTGTACACCCATGACTGTTGTAATTTCAGTATCAAATAAATCTACTTGACGTTGACGCAATTCTGGACTTGTAAATTTACACTTGTTAATAGTTCGTAAATTATTTAATGTACTTAACGGTAATGTACTGCGTACTGGAGGATTATTAATTCTGATGTTAGGAGAACAAGCATCTCTATAATATAAATTTGACCATTTAAACATTCTTAAATCTGTACAAGATTCCGTATTTGGATTACATTCTGTACCATTTGTTCTTGTACATCCAGTATGATCAATCAAAGAATGTGACCCCATAAGAGCAGTCATTTCTTCTATTGTTAAATTTCTGTTTTGTGCAAAATTTGCAAATCCTGCAGTATTCAAATCTGCAGGAGCTAAAGCATGATTTGGATTAGGAACCATTTTATCAAAACGCCCTACTAAAAACGGTTCTATTGGATCATTTGCAATAACTGTAGGACCTCCTTGATATTCAGTAGCTACAGCACCACATACAGCAACTACATCAGCAACAGAACTATTGTATCGTTTAGCTAATGCTAAAACATTTTTAGACAACAAAAATGCAAAACTATCATAATTATTTTCTGGTCTTTGAATTTCGTCTGCTGTAAGAAAAATAGATCCATCTGCTCCTCCAAAACCTTCTGAAATGGAAAGTGAATCATGTGCTGCTGCTCTTATATAAAAATTACATAAACGTCTATCATAACGACAAGTTGCACGACAACCAGCAATAACACTTTTCCAATCAACTATAGTTGGATCGTAAGATGTAGTTTTAGGTTTCCACGGTGGTAATTTTACTTGTAATGTTGTACTATCTGGAATTTTTACGACAACATCTTGAGGTGTTGTTTGAGAAATGACCGATTGGCAGAATAAAATAGGCAAGATATATTTATACATTTGTCTGTTATTTTATTTTGTTTTTAAATCAAATAATCTTTATATTTTTCATTTTATTTTATTTTCTTTTTCATTTGTATTTCGTACTTTTACACTTATTTTACACTTATTTTACACTATATTCAATATTCTTGTCCACAAATATCCTAATAAAGTAGTATTTGTTTGAATTTCTAAAGATTGCATATCCGTATTTGTTTTATCGTATTCTTCGCCTGAATAAGTTTCACCTGAATAAGTTTCACCCGAATAAGTTTCATATACAGTATTTGTTCTATCGTATTCTTCACATGAATAAGTTTCATATACAGTAACTGTGTCCAAGAAATGAACAGAATTTTTACGTTTGTTTTTAAAATACCAATTAAGAATATTTGACATAAGTATTATTAGTTTTTTATAATAATAATTAAATTTTAAATAAAGTGTAAAATATTTTAAACTGGTGGAGGTACAGGTGCTGGTACGTAACCATAATGAGAACCATCTGGAAACTTGCATACATTACTTTGACAAGTTTCACCATCATGCAAAATATCATTTGTATCACAAGGAGTACCATTTGGAATACCAATGCATCCTGTATTTTGTAATGGGAAAGTATCTGCTAAACCAACTACAATAGGTTTACATACACCTGTTAGACAAATAGAATGAGCAGCTGCTCCAATTACAGAACAATCTGTCCCATCTGGTTGATTTTTAAGAGTACATGTATTACCTAAACAACTATATCTTTGACAAGTTTTCACATTTGTTACCACTGGTGAAAGAGACAGTTGTGAATTACAAGTTCCAGCATAGCAATATCCTGGAAGTGAAGGTGCTGTTTTAGTTAAACAACTAACAAAATCACGTGGTAAACTACAAGTTCCACGTTTAGGATCGCATTTTGTACAACTAGGGCATCTTAATGGACAACTTTGAGATAATACAATATTAATAAAGGAAAAGATTACAAGAGCTGATTTGAACATTTTTACTTTTTACTTTTTTATTATATGATTATTTCTTAACTTTAAATAAAAGTAAATTTCATTATTTTTATTTAATTATTTTTATTTAATTATTTTTTTGAAAAAGCTTTTGATTGTTGTATTCTAACATGTTTTAAACTATAGCACGAAATGTGTTGTTTACCTTTACTAATCTTTTGTTTTGGTTTGAATAAAACGTCTTCGTATTTTTCGTATACGTCGTAATTGTCATAATCGTCGTAATTATTCATTTATATTTTAAGATATTAATATTAATTTCAATTTTTTATACTGTAGGACACCATTGTGATTGCCAAGGATTTTTAGCACCATTCATGTATACAATATCAGACGCAGTTGGATAAAAAATTCTATATAAATTTTTACCTAAAGTTTGACTTGCATAAGCCGGTGTCATTGTTCTGACTAAACTGCTAGGTTTAGCAGCAGTTTCTCCAAGCATAGGATCTGCATATTTATAATTATTATAAACCAGATTGTACAGTCTATTAATAAGGAATGGTTTTGCAGAATCTGGATTTTTAGTAGTACTTGTAGAATCTATCATACTCATTGCCCTCATCATATCATTGTCTTCGTGAATAAGATTATGACAATGAAACATATAATCACCTTTATGAGCACCAAATCTTGCAATTGCATATACAACTTCGCTTGGACCTAAATAAAACACGTCTTTTGGGGATAAATTTTCATATGGTCTCAAATTCATTGGCTGTTCTACTCCTAAAACTTCTTTTGTTCTTTTTATTAAGAAAAAGTCAACAAGATGAATATGAATAGGATGGAACCAACCACCACCTGTTTTAAATCTCCAGAGTTCCCATGTATTTTGACCTACATCAGCTGCTGCAATTTTAGCAGTATCCCACGTTTCTCCATTAATAGTCCAATGACCATTTGTTCTTCCAAAAACAAAATCCCTATGATAAGACCCTACATTAGCCATATTTGCAGCTGTATTAATATCTGTTGTGCTAAGAACATTAAAGATAGGTTTTAATGGATCTGGGGTCGTTTGAGTATACGTAAATACTGGAGGAGTTACTTCTGTTGTAGTTGTTCCAAAAACACCCTTTGCAATAAGATGTGAATTACAAAAATAAGGCACGTCTTTCATAAGATCAGTGTTTCTATCATTCCAAAAATAAACCTCTCTATTAGCATATCCTGCAAAATTACATACAATTTCATAACGTTCAGCTACTCCAATCAAGAGTCCTTCTGGTGGAAAAGGAATATGTGTTCGTCTAAATCCACCATCTGCAGCAATAATTCTACAAATTCTTTGTGAAATATCATTCAAACGATTGTCTTTAATCTTTAAAAGATAAGGTCTAGAAACAGCTGCATTTAAAAATCTAAAACGTAACCATTTTGGTTCCATATTCATTACAGGAAAAGCAATCCCTGAAACCATATTAATATCCCCGTATAAATTATCTTCGTGTACACCAAAGTGATCAATTGCTAGTTGACATTTATTGTCAATCAATTTATCTGACAAAATCATTTCGTATTCTTGAATATTTTCTAAATTCCAAGGTTCTCCACATCCACCATCTTTAGCTTTAGCACTGATAATGTACATACCAGCCATACCAAAATAAGCATTGTCCGCCGTGATATGCAACGCGTGATCATGATACCAACCCGTATTAGGACGATTATTAGGATATACATAATCTTTAACTTCGCCAAAACAAGTTTCATCTTCCGCCCATCCATCAAATGGAGCAAGACTTGCAGACCCATGAAAATGCACACTGATAGGCCGACCATTTCTATTATTTACAGGTAAACATGGATCATAACTCCCTTTAAAATAACCAGTGTTTGTGTTAATTATGTTTTTAAATCTAACAAGACTTTCGTGACCACTAGGTACTCTAATTGTTGGTCCAGGTACACTCCCATTATATGTCATAAACCATGTTCCTGGAAATGTTTTACATGCAGGAATAGAGTTATCAAATGGTCTTTTTTGTGTAGCAAAAACTGAAATGTCATAAGAAAACAAACAATGCCCGTCTGTTCTGCACACTTTGTCTTTTGAAACTGCTCGTGGTGGATTCGTAAATGTATCAACAAATGGTGTAATCTTAAAAGGACTACCTGTAAATCCATTAACTGATACCGTAGTTCCATCCGTATTTGGACAAACAATTGTTGGATCTTCAAATGGTGTTACAGGTATTTGTGCAACAGATATTTTTACAAACAACAATGAAAAAACCAATTTTTTCACAGAATGCATATTGTATATTTTAGATAAAATAATTATTATTTTTAAACTTAAAGATAATAATTCATTTTTTTTTAATTAGTATCCAGACGATAATGATATTACCAATAAATTCACTTAATTTAACACTCGGGTTATCCTTGTGGAATGTTTCAAAAACAATATTTGGTAAACATAATTACAAAATTCTAGACGAATTTGTAAATAGCAGAAATATGAATGACAACATTTTAAGTGAAAGTGAAAGTGTACTAAAGGTATATTATCCACAAGGTAGTTCATCTCCTAGTAAAAGTCCAGTTGGTGGTTTAGGATTTTATGCCACACCAAGTGAAATAACTAATGCGACTGATGTAACTTTGAATTATTCTGTAAAATTTGATAAAACGTTCGATCCAGTGATAGGTGGTAAATTACCTGGATTATTTATTAATGAAAATGGTAATTTATTTGGTGGTTCTGGAGGTAAACATACAAATAACACAAGTTGTAGAGTAGCTTGGAGATCTAATTTTAGTGCAGAAGCATATGTTTATTTACCAAAATACATTCAACAAAATACAAGTTATTACAACAATACAATACAAAATGCAGTTTTTGGTGATTCTGTTTGGAGAGGAGAGTTTCAATTTGATAATAAAAGTTGGAATAATGTAACATTAAGAATACGACTAAATACTTTTATAAATAATAATGGGTCGTTTACACCAAAAATGGATGGTATTTTAGAATTAACAGTAAATGATGTAAAACGTGGTTTATATGACATTATTTGGACTACACAACCAAATCGTAAAGTCGAAACCTTAATTTTTGAAACATTTTTTGGAGGAAGTTCACCGAAAGCAGTTACTCCAAATGATACGTGGAGTTACTTTAAAAACATATCTGTAGTAAAAAATTCTTAAATAGTAATGGTTCTTTTTATAAAAAAGGTTTTATAAAAGGTTTTAAAAAAGAAAAATTATACAATAGTTAAGTTTCAGGTGGAAAACTACCTTTGTTAGGATTTGTGGGTTTAAAAGAATTGTCTCCATATTCAAATTTACTATTTAAATAATCATATATAATTTTTTCATATAATTTATTATCTGGTGTTGATATTATCAATCTATAGCAATTATTACCTTGTGTTTGTAAAAAAAGATTTTCTCCATCATTTTTTAATGAAAACTCATACTCTTCTCTATCTAATAATTCATCAATATTTTCGTCTTGATTAAATGGTCTATTTGGAAAAAGAGTACCGGCATTATTATCATATTTTAACCATTCTGAAAGTAAATATTTGAATTTTTTCATAAATGAATTTTTACCATATACTTTATGCGATTTAATTATTAATGAATCACTTTGTGATGCAGCACTTCTTGCAAATCTTGTTTTCCCAGCATATCTTATTTCAATTATATTAAATTTCATAAATAATTCTGCAAATATTTGCACTGAAGTATTAAATTTTCTTTTAATTTTATGTATAAAATAATTTTCACATATACTTTTATTTTTAGAATTACTATCACATAATTGCATAATATCTTTTACACTATCTTGTTTTTTTAATATTTCTTCAATAAGTTCAGGTGGTAGATTTTGCATTTAATATTTATATATATAAAAAAATTGTAAAAAGTGTTATTTAAGAAATGATTTTATTAACTAAATGACTAAACTAATTAAGATACTACAACATCTATCATTTCACTTGAAGTATTAGTTTTTGACCAAGAGCCAGATCCAATGTTTAACAACATTACTGAAAAGATAATAACGTTTGATAGTAACATAAAGATTTTGTTGAGTAAATAAGATACAAACAAACTAAACCATTGAATACGTAAATCTTTGTTGAACAGACAGTATAAGAAGAAGAAAAATGTAGGGTAGACCAAGACAACCAAATAAGGAACCAAATCAAGGATAGCAGTTGGATGGAAGTGAGAGGCTAACAAGTAAACAAAGTAAGCAGTGTTAAACAATCTAAAGTAGACAAGTGTTAGTCGTAAGTAATCAATTAAACAAAACACTCTTAAAAGAGGATTAATATTTGGAGCAACAATGTTAATCATTGTGTTGAAATAAGTGTTTTGGCACCATCTACGACGCTGAGACACATATTGTTCAATAGATTGAGGTGGGACTGTATAGGCATTGCAACGTGTATCCATAACAATTTTTGCATCAGAATTAGTGTACAAAAGACTGCTAGTATATCTTCTATCTGTACCTACATATTGTACGTTAGAAACAACCAAATCGTCATTATCAGGAATTTGTGAATACAAAATTTGTGCATCAATTGCCTTTGAGTTTAGTCGGAACATTGAGATACAACCAGGTAAACATAAAACTTGCCCAAACAAGTCTTCAGTTGTACGACGTGTAAACTGTCCGTATAAATATTGAAAGTTTTGTAAATTATTCCAAAACCAATTACCAGAAGATTTGTCAACGTTAACAATACCACAACTTGCCATAGCATTACGTTTGTTAATAGAATCAAGCAAGCAAGTAATAGTATGAGATTCAATTGTTGTATCTGCATCAGTTGCAAACATATAATCAAATTCATTCGTTCCAAAAATAGACATAAAATCAGATAAAACTTCTTGTTTAAAGTGTGTTGTCAAAGAATTAGTAGGGATATTATTTGATGATTTGTTAAAAACAGTGTTTGCCAAAATAATACTGTCCTTTTTACCAAAGTTTTGATCTTTTTCAATTAATACAACGTGTTTATCACGTCTAGTTCCATAAAACAAGTTAACAGATACATCTTGACCCTTCCAATTTTTATAATACAAACCAGTTTTAGAAATAACAATGTTGTCAATAATATCCTTAAAATGACCATTTCCATCAGATACAATACAAGTAAGTAGATAATGTGGTGTAACAGCACTGTTCAAAATAGAATCAACGGTTTTTGATAATTGTTCAAAAGTTTCTTTATAAACTGGGACAAATGCAACAATACGTTTAATTTCATCAGACAAATCAGTTTTTTGAACACTTAGATCTGTAAACAAATGCTTATAAAGCATATTGAACACAAAAATCAAACTACTAAGTAGATCTTTTGATTTTAGTACCAAAATAACGTAAACAATAACTTGCAAGTCCTGAACATAATAAACCAATGTACACATAGCAGCATTTAAAGAAACGACAAATAAAATATACAACCATTTTTTTACATAAAAAACAGTATCGTCGGTGAAAAATGACCTATTTTGATAACGACCAACTGACAATAAAAATAATGTCACAATAGCAAGGATAGATAAACCGATTGAAGTAGCAGAAATTTCGTTTGAATTCATTTCGTTGACAAGTATGTTTTATCAATTTGGAATTTTATTTCAATTTTTTCTTAGATGCCGTTTCTTTAAATACTCAAAACTATTTAAAGAAAATGTATTTTGTTAATGTATTTTGTTAATGTATTTGTTAATGTTTTCCAGATGCTAATACAATTTGGCAAATATGTTCCAATCTTTCACAATGTTCTAATGCTGACCATGCATCTTTTGCTATAACGACAACGCCATGTTGTTTTAGACCAACAATATCAAAATCAACGTGTCCTGTGTCTTTGTTTAGATTAAATGCTTGTATTGTACCATATGCTAATTCTTCACTAATTGGTGGTATCTCTGGTACCATTGGACCTACACGTGTATAACGATTAATTTCAGGAAAAGTATTAGCTAATTCTTGTAAATCTAGACCAGCGTACATTGCTGCAATGATATATGTAGGATGCAAATGCAGTACTACTCTATTATCTGGTAAATTTTTTTGTAATAATATGTGTAATGGTAATTCTCCAGTGGGATTAAGACCTATAATTTTTTGTTGATAACTATCTAATACTCTAACGGGATTTACACCATATTTTGAGTCTTCATCTTTTTGTAATTCTAATTTAATCATCATTTCAGCATTCATATGATATTTTCGAACTCCGCTTGGTGTTACATATAAAAAATTTTCATTCTGACGTTTAAATGATGCATTACCATCACGTGTACTAATCCAATTTTTATCATATGCAGCTTTCATTACATCACAAATAGTGTCTAACATTTTTTATTATATATAATAATAAAAAAAATCATATATATACGAATTCTCTTAAATTTCCTACTACTTGTTTTAGGTTTTGTAAATAAATGTAGTTGTTATTAAAATGTATGTACACGTCCTCCTGTTTTTTCATAACATGACAAAACAAATTCTTGTTTATATTCTGGTTTTATATTGATAACAACAAGGTCAAATTGACGTAGATTTTCTAGATTAAAGTTATTCTCAGATAAAAATCTGACATCACGATTCATATAATTATTTTGAACAATAGCATCATATACTGTAATATCCATATTAAGGTCTGTTAAACTTTTATAAAGGGCATATCCTGGTGAATTAGTAACTAAACTTTCACCCCGTTTGAATCCAATACCAACTAATAAAATTTTATCAGGATTATATTTTTCAACTATTTCTCGTGCTTTGTTACTTGGACGTTTTTCCATTAACTGTGTAGAATATTTTAAAACAGGTAAATCTCCTGAACGAAACAAATAATAAGGATTAACAGGAATGCAATGACCACCTACACCTAGTCCTGGATAAAATGGCATAAACCCAAACGGTTTAGTCGATGAAGCATTAATCATCTCATTACTATTAATTCCAAGCTTTTCACACATATCAGATATTTCATTTACATAAGCTATATTTACCATTCTAAAACAATTTTCATATAGTTTACACATTTCTGCACATTCACACGAGCTTACTGGTACAACACGATCAAATACTTTACCGTAAATTTCTAAACATTTTTGCAAACTCGCTTCATCTAATCCTGATACAACTTTTGGTATCGCTTGCATAGGAGGTTCTGTTCTACCAGGATCAACTCTTTCTGGTGAAAATCCAACGTAAATACCACGATCCAAAAAGTCTGAAAAATATTCACGTGTAGCTCCCACATAAACTGAACTTTCAACCATAACTAATGATCCTGGACGTACTATGTTTTCAATTGAACTTTTTACTGCTTGTATATATGACATATCAATGTCGTCATTCTTAACTAATGTTGGAACTGAAATTAAAAAAACATTGCAATCTTGCAAATCTTCATATGTTGTTTGGAAATAAAGATCCTTGTACTTGTTTTTTAATAAAAAAATACGTTTAGGTGATAGATCAACACCAATAACTTGATATTCCCTACTAAAATTTGATAGTAAATGTTCACCGACATATCCAACTCCGATAATACAAACTTTATTTGACATTAAAATAAACTCCAAAATAAATGTAAATCAATTTTTTTATAAATAAATTAAAAAATATATTTAATAAAAAAATGATTTAAAATTATTCTATTATATAAAATAAAAAATGAAGTTTCTTATTAAACCCATCGATGAATCTGTAAAACAAATGTATGTAAATCACAGTACATATCACAATTCTGATAGCGGTTTAGACTTATTTATAGTAAAGGATGAAGTCATTCCTGCAGGTGAAACTAGACTTGTTGACCTAGGAATTAGTTGCCAATTAAAACATGAAGAAAAGTATTTTAGTTATAATATGTATTCACGATCTTCAATTTCAAAAACTCCATTAAGACTTGCAAATGGTGTGGGTTTATGTGATGCAGGTTACCTTGGTCCACTAAAGACTGCTTTACATAATACAGGAACGTCTGATTATACAGTTAAAAAGGGAGAACGTTATGTGCAATTAGCAAGACCAGATCTTGGAGAAGTGTCTTTTGAACTAGTTGAAGATTTTGGAAGAATTACATCAAGAGGAGACGGAGGTTTTGGATCAACGTTCGTCTAAAATTTAAATTATTTTACTTTTATTACATTAAATAAATGACTATAATAAAAGAACTTGACATAGAAAATTTAATAGATTTTTAATAGTAAAATGGAATTAATTATAATTTAAATCACGGTGTTCTGTTACAATTTCCATATTAACTGGTGAAAGATCACCGTTAACTAATTGAACATAACGTTGCCCTCTAGTAATATAAAAAGGTTCAGATGATGTATTGTACAAAGGTGCTTTAATATTTCCCAAATAACCAGCATCAATTAATCCTACTGAATTTTTCATAATTAATGGTGTTTTTGAGATACTTGATCTAGGCATTAATAGATAACTATGATATTTATAAAAGTTACCACGTAACCAATGCCAAATACAAGGATCAACTGATCTGCTTTGACATTGTACACCCATATCTACCAAAACAGTTTGACCTGGTAAAATAGTTTGGTCTTTTACAACAAATAAATCTAATCCTGTATCTCCTTTATGATATGTATTATGGTTTTCATATAAATCTTTGTCACATTCATCCACAATTTTCAACAAAAACTTTTTGCACATCTTTTTATAACTAATTTGATTATTATTTTTAAATTAACGAGTATGTTTTCAATTTTTATTTTCTAGAGTATATACAAGGTTATAAATATGTCAAGACCACTCATTACACTTGCAGTTATTAATACATTTACAACAGCCGTATTTACCTATATTTACAATTACTACATTCGAGCAAAGACCGTACAAGATCAAAAATTAGAAGTATTAGTTTCAAAAATTAATGAATTAGAACGTTCAATTGTTTATATTCAACAATCCATAGAAGATCTAGAAGAAAATTTAAACAGTAAAAATAATAAAGTCATAGAAAGTAATTTTGCTCTTAGTAGTAAATTAGACGATTTTATCAACTATTCTTATGATGTATACGATGAATAATTTTTAAACAAAGAGTAATTATTTTATGTATTTTAAAAAACATAAAATAAAGTATAACTACATATAACTACATATAACTACATATGAATACACAAACAATCCAAAATCTAAGACAATATCGTGTTGTTTTACAACCACCATTCTTTAATAACGTCGGATATGGTATTGCCTTGTTTGATTTGATTTCAACATTTTTAATAGCCAGAATTTTAGAACCAATCATCTTACCTTATTTACAATTAACCAGAGCAGCTTATTATTTATTATTAATACCATTTGGTATTTTGGTTCATCTGTTAGTAAACCAACCTACATTTTTAAATAATCAAGTATTCAGTAAATCACTAAATTTATATAAAATTGTTATAATAATCATTGTTTACAAATTATATCTAGAATCTAAAATTTAACTTTTAACAACTTATTAGTCTTCACGATGAAGATAGACAAATAAATTATTAGTCTTCTTTGGATTACCTTGTAAATGATTTTTAGTAGCATCACTTATCATCTTATCTTTAACTCCCTGCATATTTAATGATGGAAATTGGTCAAGATAATGGTTAAGTACGCCTACTAAATTTGGAGTACTCATACTTGTTCCACTATAAACTGCTGTCTTACCATCAGGAATCGTACTTAGAATATCTACTCCAGGTGAATACAAATCAGCACATTTTCCGTAATTTGAAAAATATGCACGATTATCATACTTGTCAGATGCCATAATAGTTAAAATACCACGAGCACTAGCTGGACTAGTTTGGCAAGCATCAGAATCTTCATTACCAGCAGCAACAACAACATACATAGAATTACTCTTTACAAGAGCTTCAATTGCTTTATTAATTGCACGAGAAAATCCACCTCCGAGTGACATACTTATAACACTCTTTACGTTAGGGTTACCTTTAAGCTGTTCTTGATGACGCTTATGTACAAACTCTAAACCACTCAGAATTCCAGAATAACTACCAGACCCCTCGCAGTTTAATACCTTTACTGCAAATAACTTTGCATCTTTACAAACACCATAACTCTTGCTTCCAACTAATCCAGCACAATGAGTACCATGACTATTACAATCAGTATTCTTATTGTCT